TTCAAAACCATTCCTGCAAGGCCTAAGAGATTTTATGAAACATTACCATCTTTTTTGTACTGAATAAGAGCGCTTTTTTTGGCAACTCAAAATCAGCTATCAGTCGGTCTGAATATCCGCTCATCGCTCACATCTGCCTGTCAACATAGCAGGTGACTTGCCTTCATTTTTTGTTGGAGACACCCGGCCTGCTGACGTCATGAACGACATCAGCGGACAACCGGGGTTATTTCAGTTACAGAACAAAAAACAGAGACCGGAAGAGGACTGGCTTCAGTCCAGCTCGCTCCAGTCAGGAAGGCCGTTGACCTTTTTTCGCCACAGGTGAAACAGCGCCATAAAAAACCCGAAGAACAGACCGGCACAGAGACTGTGAACACAGGCGACAAGAGGTGGCATTCCCTGCGCACGCCAAGTACAGAAGTACATCACCAGCCCCCAGACCACACTATACCATACCGACATAAGCACCAGCACATGCCTGAAGGACATAAACGGAGTCGGGGGTATCTTCAGACCCAGCTTCCACAACCCCCGAAGCAGGGGCGGAGCATAGTTGCTTCGCCACATTTTTCTGCTGTCCATCAGCGCGATGGCTTTTTGTTTTCTTCGTTCAAACTGTTCAGACGTCATTATTTCTCCCTGTTAAACAGAATGTTCGTGTATTTGCGCCATCCGGCCCGGGCATACGCTTCCTCCTGCATCGTGAACGTGGCCACCGAAGTGCCGTCGATATTCACCCGGCCCGGCCCGCATCAGCGACAGGTACACATCCGCGCGGGTGTAGTTTTCAGGCAGGTCAGCATAGCTAACTTCTGCTCCTCGCTCAAAGCGGACATTTCAACTTTGCTGTTGCACATAGTCTGTCCCAAGCAGTGACTACGTTAAATTGAAGTCATCGAAATCGACGAACTCCATATGTCTGGCTTCCACCTTTGCAAGAGTGAGCAGAAACAACATCCCCTCTCTTAGAGAGGTTGGTTGTTCGAGCAGGAACTCAAAACCGTCCACATGTGTCTTACCCAACCAATAGCCGCCACCATACTGTCTCTCTCGCTGGAAAAAGACGCACTGGCCAGGCTTGAAATGTTTAAGTGTCTCACCTCTGTATACGACCTGATAACTGGTGTCTTTTCCGCCCATTTTGATCACCCCAAAATACTGTATATTTAAACAGTAGTTCTTTGATGAAATGCGATCAAGTTTGACGGTGGTGACAATAACTTATTGGTGAAAACAAATTGTTTAAGACTATTGATATAGCCTTAAATTGGTGAAACCAGTTACGACCTCATCATGATGCGGTGGTGTGTAGGTTTTGCTGCTGCAGTGTCTTGACCTGTTCTTCAAGCTCACGCACATACTCAACGAGAGATCCGCTTGGCGGTATTAGGCACTCTTCCATGAGTTGAAAGTAAACGTCGGCTGCCGCGCGAATGTTTGAGCCTTTGGTTAGCTGATCACTGAGCAGTTCGTCGCGCTCTTTCATAAGCCGCACGCATTCTCCATTGCGTTGGTCGACTACAGCCTCCAGCTCTGCGATGCGATCGCCTGGCGTTTTGCACCCCTTACGTTGAGTCGTAACAGTGAAATATCCAAGTTCAGGGACGTCGTAGCTCAATTCCAGATAGTTTTTTGCACCGTGTCGAACAAATTCGCCGGCGAACATGGTGGCGAACATGGCAGAGGCCAGCTCTCCGTTAAACAACGATTCCAGATCTACAGGAGTGCCAGCAGCAAGAGCGGCACGCGCAGCCTCTATGACATTCATAAACTCATCATAATGTCTGGCGCGTTTCTCCAGCTCTGCCCACTGCTGACTCGTTCGACGCACCAGGTACTCAATAAAAATCAGCGCTGATTCGTCGGCGTCGCCTTCAAATGAGACCTTACCTTTATCGACAATAATCGTGCCCACAGCGGTTTGGTTGTTGCCCTGAAGGCAAACTCTGAAAGGAGTATCCGTGCTCATCGGTGATACAGCCTGTATATCCATAGAAGTGGCTTTATTCCTGCTTTCCATGTGTATTTCCCTCTTAATTTCGCGTCATCATTCTTACATAAAATAAGTATGTAGTTACCTATTATTTTGTGCGTTTGAAGACATACACACTGACAGTTATCCCCGTGTCATCAAACTCGCCTGTGAACGACTTACCTTTGGCGTAGACGAAATTATCCAGCCTCATCCAGTTCAGTGTTGGTGAGTCCCCCGGCAAAACAGCAACAAGGCGCCCACCGACTTTCAGATGTCCCAGCCCAGCCAGCGTGTGTTCTTTGTGGCGCCCGAGAGAGTAGGGTGGATTCATGACTATCTTGTCGAAGAGGTAGCCTTCATTGTCAGCAGACCACTTCATGAAGTCACAGCAGACTGTGTTCACGTAGCCTTTTCCAAGAAGGATGTCAGCAAATAGCGGCGCAACCTCAACACAGGTCACGTCCTCAGGATTCGCCTCAATAAAAGTAAGCAGATCTCCGCGACCAGCTTCCGGCTCCAGCAATGTTTCGCCAGATTTCAAGTCAACGACCTTGGCCACGTACTCCGCGATTACACGAGGGGTAGGGTAGAACTGATGTGATTTTGCATCCGGGATCAAACCTGTCGCCACAATCGTATTGAGTGTTTGACCGATCTCATACGGGAACTGCCAGTGCTTTTTATCCTGTACGCCGCCAATGAAGCTCAATGTGCGCTCCAATTCTTCAACCTGCGACTTCTGGAGACTGGAATCAGAGAAGTACCAAACCCCCTTGTCTTTGCTGAATCGCCCGTCACGTAAAGTGGATCGAACGGGCTCAGAGATGGTCTTTTGAATGAGGCCAAACTCCTTAGGAGCTCTGGTTTTTGGGGCTGTTCGGCAGGGGGCAGGTATAGCGGCCGGCATACTGTACGCCAGCACCTCATTAAGCTTCCAGGCAACATCTGGGTGGATCTCAAAATGCACATTACCGTTCTTGAACATTTTCACGCGCATGAGGTTACCATCCACGTTGATCCAATCACCCGTCTGGCAATCATTTGCCCGGTACGCAGCCGATAGCATCTCTGTTGTGCGGTTAATGGTGATGAACTCCTTATGCGCAAAGAAATGCAGCATTACGCGCAGGTCATCGATGTAATCCTCTTTCCGATAGTTCACGCTGACACTATCCCGCCAGAACTCTGAAATGCAGCTGGCGATGATCAGCCGCTCGCTAAAGCCGTTCGTTTTATTGGTCTTGTGCGCAGGGCTTAGCGCCTTAAACAAACCGTACACGCGCTCAGAGAGATATTTATGCCTGTCATTCAGCAGATTGACCATCGTGGGGATGACCGTCTCTGCTTTGAACTCAGGTACGCCAACGAACTCCTTAACCTTCATCTGGTAGCCGGTTCTGTCAGTCTTGATGGTTTCCTGCTTGCCTTCTATGAACTGTTCGCGCCACTCATCTCGGCGGGAAGCTGGCATGATCAGCAGAACGTTTGTCATATCTGTGACCTTCTTCCAGTATTCGGCCCAGATATTCTGCTTCACCCACTCAAGATCGACCTTATCCAGCCAGGCTCTGTTGAAGCGTGTGCGTTCGTCATCCGGCCGGTGGTTGAGTCGAAGCAGGCGGTTAATCATGTTGTGACGCTCATCGCCATAAACGAAGTCGTGAACCTGGTGCATGAACGCAATCTCTTTCTCGCACTCGGCCACGATGTCATGGATGACGTTCATCTCTTTGCTGTGGTCGATACCGGTGTTCGAAGCAAAAGACTCAAGGACAGAAAGCGCTGTACTCATAATTTCACCATATAAACAATTTGTTTTCTTATTTGTTTTATTATCTCAGATAAGAAAAGGCGTAAAAGATCTATACAGAGGGCTACGGAGGAGGGGAAGGGGGCTCTCGCCCCCTTGCTATTTCAGGTTCAGTGGCTGACTTGCTGCATCTTGTGCGGCTGGTCATTTAGATCGTGGCGATGGGCAAGTTCTCGCATCATGTCTTCGATACGGCTCTTCGCTTCATCCATATTATCCGCCATCGCACCAAGCAGCTGGCGAATAGCAGCGGGATGTTCATCGCCGGTTAGCTCTGGCATTTTGAACCCGTTATGGGTTGCCATTAGTTTGAAGGCGGTAATTAACATGCCTAAAGAAGACTTAAGGCTGACGATCTCCCGCTCTTTGCTTTCAATGCTGATATTGTCTCCGGAGAGATCAGGCGCCGGCGAGCATTTTGGTTCGCTCATCATGTCCAGAGTTGCCTGCAGTTTATTGGCACGTTCATGCTCTTCCACATACGCCCCGCCAAAGTGACGAGCAAGCATCAGGATTTTCATTGGTTCATCAAATAAGTCCATGACCTGGACGATGGCCATGATGCGTTCCAGCGGATGAGCGTCACCATGACCAGTTATAGAATCAAGCATCCCTACGAGTTTTTTAGCCCCGACTTCATTAATGATCTTCTTTACTTCAGCGTTAGCGGCGGTGCATTTATCACACATGTGTTTTTCCTTAATTGTTAAAATAATTTGTTTTCTTGGTGGCTTTATTCTGACAATTCAGAAGAGGGGGGCAAACGCGTCATAACGGTTAAACCAGAAGAATCGAGGGCCAGGTGGCCCTCGGCGATCACTTCGATTTTTTAAGTAGAGGTTGGGCAAAGTAGATAGCCAATCCAACCAACACGCCATCTGCCGCGATAGACATCAGTTTGCCAGTGAAGTCCACCAGCACGACCAGCACGAGAAGAATGGCGACGACGGCCAGCCTTAATTTCTCTGCCATTAGATGTACGCATCCAGAGATAACTGCAGCGCCTGAGCAATTTTCTTCAGCACAACCTCTTCTTCTTCGCCGATGCCATCCTGATCGGCAATATCCAGGCAGAGACACAACACATCAACGGCTTCTGGAGTGCCGGCGACATCAGCCAGCTCCCGAAGAGCCTGTGCGTTGGCGGAACGAGGAGAAGCTTCATAGCGAGCACGAATATTGCTGCTCATCTGGGCGATCTCACCCGCGAACGGTGAGAAAGCTGGCAATGCGGAGATGGTCTTCTCCAGAATAGCGATTTCTTTTGCATCACAGTTGCCGTCTGCATAAGCGATCATGTATGCGCCCCAGACAGTAGCTTCGACCGCATCGCGGTTCTCCATTTTTTTAACTTCAATAACCGCTTTACGAGTTTTCTTTTTGAAGAAACCTAACATGTATTTTTCCCTATATGTTATGTGCTTAAACAAATTGTTTTCGTATACAAATAAACATTAAGGCAGCAAAGAGAGCCTCCAAGGCTTCAACCCCTACGCCCATTAACAGAACCCGAGAACAGAGCCGATCGGTGGGACAAAAATCCCCACAACACGAGCGATCGTCATACCTGAGTGAAGAAATAAATCACCGTGTAGTGCCAGCTTAACGATGTTTGAGATCCAGCCACCCACCGCCAAAAGCAGAATGGCTATCCAAATGAATGACCAGTTTTTGAGTAAGAAGATCACGCCATCACCTCAGTCGCAGCAGGAGGAAGATCCGGAGTCGCAGGACGAACTTGAGGAATCGAATCCAACCGCATCCCATCCAGAGTGGCAGACCGGGGCATGGTGGTGATGCTGAGTGTGCTTTCCGTGACTGGTGCCGGCGTCTGCTGCGAAACCGTTTTGCATGAGTCCGGCATCAGCAACGCCTGAGTCGACGGTATTGCTACGGCTGCCAGACAAATCGTGATCAGCCCGTAGGCCATTGGAAGTAGTCTTTTTCGTTGAAATTGATCCATCTGAGCTCTCCATGCGCGTTTGATTGGCTCGCACGCCCCAGGTGTCTCGCAGGATTTTTGCGGTTCGGGTCTTCATCACTTCCCCCATTGCCACACGAGCCCCCAGGTTAGAGATGGCCACCGCATGGTCATCCAGACGATGCTCCATTTGACCTACTTTCTCTTCCAGTTCGGACAGGCGTGCAGACACACGGCCGGAGAATAACTCCGCCAGGATGAGTCGTAGCGAACGGGGGTGTTTCTTAAGAGAAGAGGAAGGCGTTTGATGTGCCATTTGAAATCCTTTCAATGTCAGAAAGAGTTGCGGCTGGAATGTCCAGCCGCCGTTTTTTGCGTTCCATCCTTGGAACCGTGCCTAACCAGCACGTTGTCATCCTGACGATGGGTAAGATACATGATACAAAATGATAGGTAAATACTTACTTATCATTTTATACCAAAAAACCAGCATCTTTTTTGTGTGGAGTATCCGCTGCCGCATATGCTGCGATCTTGGCCAGCCTGTCGCATATTTCGTTTTCTCGATGCCCGGCGTGGCCCTTTACCCAGTTCCACCTGACATTGTGGCGACTGGCGGCTAAATCGAGTCGTTTCCAGAGGTCGACATTCTTAACAGGCTTCTTGTCAGCAGTGATCCAACCATTTTGTTTCCACCCCTTCATCCAGAGGGTCATACCATTTTTGAGATACTGGCTATCTGAGTGCAGGATCACGTTGCAGGAGAATTTAAGGCGTTCCAAAGCTATCAGGGCGCCCATCATCTCCATGCGATTGTTTGTGGTGCTGTGGAAGCCGTCGGAAAACTCGCGTTCTTCGCCGCGGAACTGAAAGACGATGCCATATCCACCGGGCCCGCCTGGGTTTCTGAGACAAGAGCCATCACTGAAAACTTTGACCGTCTTAAACCGGGGATTAAATTCGACAACTGGCGTTTTGAAGTTTTTGCGGGGGTGTTTTTGATACTGGTGCTGCGCACGGCCGGCTGCCGTTTTTCGTCTGGCGTGTGTGCTTGTCGTCATCTCTAACTCCAAAGCGTGCGCCGCCGCCCGTTTTTCCTCGCGCGTGTGCGCACGCGTGTTTATACATATTTATTTTCAATGAATTACTTCCCAGATCGGGTTTATTTTTACCTGAACTGAGCGAACGAAGTGAGTGAAGTTCACCTCGAACGAAGTGAGAGGTTGTCTTTTCAGGTAATACTCTCCCAGGGAGGTGAGTAAAAAATCCTCACCAACCTGGTCGTTTCATAACCTGAAAAGTTATGACCTAAGTCTACTGCCAGCTTAGGCTTGGGAAGTTATGGATGACAGCACCCCAGAACCGAGATCTTCCCACACTTCATGAAGGGGAGTACTGGATTCAACCTCTCAAAATACCCAGACTCGACAATCATAAAGTGACCCTTCTCTCTGCCCACTTTGGTTCCCCCTTCCCCAGACCCCAAAAGGGCTGGTTCTGCGCTGGTTGTGGGCTTTTTTAAGTCTGATGCCAGTGACGCTATCCTCCACCCACCAGACCGAGATTTCGATTCAGGTCGAAATCGACATCATTCTACAACCACTATGATACATCGTAAACTGTAACTACTTACTTACTTTTTTGACTGATCATTTTGTCTACCATGAAGCTGAACTTGCAGAGCAAAAACCTCGTTGATTAGCTCGCCAAGGAGCTGCTCAATCAGGTCTTTGTGTTCGCCAGTGTGCAAACATTTCAGTGACCACTCGTAAAGACTGAATGCCTTTTCACGATCCTTCATGAGTTCGCGAGCGTTAGCCAAAAAATCGCTCTCAACGAGCGCTACAACGTTGGTCGGGTATGCCATGATGGTTTCCTTACTTGTCTTCACAAAAACGATTCTATAGCGTCTGGAAAGGGGTTCCAGAGTGGTCTGGGCGTCTTGTTTCGGTCTGGGAGTGGTCTGGAATCGACAAGGAAAAGCCTGCTTTCGTATATGTTTATAATTAGTACTTAGTTATTTATATATACGAAAGCAGGTTATGAAACGCTCCCAGACTCGGATTAAGCAGCCTGTTTCTGTGGTCTTTTTTTCCTGATCACTTTGGCAGGATCGTAACCACCCAGACTTTTCATCACCGTCAGCGGGACTTTATTCATGAAGTGACCAGCGTTCTGACAGAATCCGCGGAAGACCACCAGCATACTTCCGCCAGGGTTGATATTGACCTCAACCAAACCCAATGTGACGTCTGGTTCCATGAACGCTACGCGGCCGCCAGACAGAACTACCGTCTGGTTTGCGCACTCGGTGGCGCGCTCATACCACATCGTGTCGAGCGATTGCGGAATGAGCATAACGGTGGTTACGCCACGCGCTTGCTCTCGGATAGCCGCCTCTATCCAGGGGGTTATTTTGGAGTAGGGCGGGTTGAGAAAGGCCACCGTACCAGGATCACCCCAGCTGGACTTAAGAGCATCTCGTTCCACACCTATGTAGCTCGGAAGAAGCGCGTTTTCTTTGTTACAGGCGACATCAACATCAAACGTAATGCCGAGATATCGCTGAATGGCGACAAACAACCATTTCGGTGTGCGCCAAAGGTCTCGAAGAGAGGCATCTCGCTCTCGCTTTTTGATTTTTCCGGCTGCTATCATTTTACAACCCAATAGGTAAGTACTTACCTATTTTTTCATGTCATTTTACGAATGGCAAATAAAGAAAAAACACGCCAGATTGCTTAACGGGAGACGCTCTGGCGTGTTTTTTACTGTTGGGGCATACGAATAACTGTCCAACGCTCTAAAACTATCAGGGGGCTTCAGAGCGCGAAACGGATCGTCAGCCAATGGAATACTCCGCGATAAATTTCCTTACGATCGGGGACTCTTCATTAAGAAGCAATCTTCCACCATCCCTCGTAGCGATTCCCGTGACTGGGAAAACAGCCATCATCTGGCCAGCCTGAGTCGACGCGGTGCTGAGTGGATATGGCTTTTCCGGATAGCTCATTAACGCCAGCTTAATGCTATTGCTGCTTGCCTCTTTTGTGTCAATAAGATGCCGCAATGCAATCACCGTGTAGATGCTGATATCCGGTCCGCCATTGAACCAATTTAGTAGGTTAGAGATCTTGTCTTTTGCCTTGACCGGCGCCGCATTCAGAGCTTCGATGAAGACCTCACGTTTCAGACCAGCCGCAGCATAAAAATCATTGCCCTTATCGTTCAGGCTGAATCGAGGCTTGGGTGCTGCGCGCTCTTTTTTCGCCGCCTTCGACTCTTTTGGCTGAGCCTCAACTGACGATTCTTTGGCGTGTTTCTCCTTTTTTTCATCAGTCTGAGGTTTATCACCCTGTGTCAAGTCGATCTCAGGAAGAGGGGAGATCGACTCGACTTGAGGTATCTCAACATCAACCACCTTCAGCGACTCATGTTCGTTTTCCAACTCTTCAAACACACCGGTGAGATCGCCGCCGTCTTTCGCTTCCATTACAGTTTCAGCAACAGCCGGCACCGGCACGATCGTCTCATCGTTAAGATCTGCCAGCAGGTCGTCTATTTCGTCCCCTACAACGGCCTCCGAAGCCAGTTTTTCAGGCTCATCGAGCAGTTGCAGCATGGCGGTCAGCTCATCCAGATCATCTTTTTTGACTGTATTGTTGAGGTTGCTCATGTCTCTCTCCTTTACGTTGTGTGAGCGTTTATACGTTTTTGGGTTGAGAGCATTTTGTCAAAACCTATTAGGTGGAAAAGAAGTAAATACAGGCAGTTGGGATAATGATAGGGGCGAAAGCGCCGTCAGGCGCTTTCGAATGGGAGCTTATAGAAGCCGTATTTTTCCCGTGCTTTGAAAAAGCAGTGCATCATCAGATCGGTATCATAGAGCGCGCTGTGCGCCTTAGCCTTGTCATAGACAAAACCCAATGAGAAGGCGAGTTCCTCCAGTCGCGGCCGTTTGCCGTCTTCTGTCGCCCATAATCCGGATAACATAGTGTCCACAAGAGGCAGCTCTGGGAGAGTGACGCCGTACTCTGCAAATTCATGGCGAATAAAGGGGAGGTCGAACGCTTCACCATTGTGAGCAACCAAAACGCTTGCATCGCTAATATAGCGAGCGATTTTACCGGCATGTTCAGACAATAGTGGCTCTGCGGAAAGATCTTCCAGCGAAATGCCATGCACTGCCTGGGCTTTTGGATCGATACTCCGCCGCGGGTTAAAACGCATCGCCAGACTATCGATGTGCTTCTGGGTCTCCAGCTCATAGCGGGTAATGGCTATTTCAATAATCTTGTGGTTAGCCCTAAAGTCCAACCCTGTAGATTCAATATCAAGCCCAGCAACAATAGTTGTCATAACTACTCCTTACAGCTTTTTGGCACCTTTAAGCAGTGCGCTACGCACGAATTGAGCTGCTTTTTTGATGGTCTCCTCCTGCGATTCGCACTCTACCGGCGCACGCCACTCACCAGTGGTGACGTTGAGAATGCGAATTTCATTGGTATCCAGACAAATCGACACATACAGAACAGTGCCGGCAGCCATTTTGATATGCATGGGGAAGATAGGTCGCTTGCCGCGTTCGCTGAACTGGGACATTGCCACATTCAGAACCTCTCCCACATCATCGCCTACCAATCCCTGAACGGACTCAAAAACAGCTCTGATAGCCAGCCTGGCCTCTCGTTCTGTCATCAGCGATCGGGACTGCTCGTCTGCGATGCGTGTTAGCGCCTCTATCGTTTTACGATCTAACTCATCAGCCAGAGATATTTCGCCTAACATTCTGTTTTCCTGAAACTATTTTTGGTGACGTTATTCTGGCATTCCTTCACAGGGGAACAAGAATCAGTGGAAGGTGACGCGATTTGAGATACGGCTCTCTATACGTTCCACATGGCGGTCGATTACTCGCATGATCGAGCGTGCTCTTGCGTCAACGGAAATGCAGGTTCCCGACAGGACGAAAACCTGCAGATCTCCGGATTTGGCCAGAGAGTTAATTTTTGTCAGCTCGCCACACATCAACGAGTCGATACGAGCGACATAAAGGCGATCAAGCGAACCTCTCTGGGCACGTTCATAATCTTGTGCTCTCAAATTCACGCCCGGGCGCAGCCCCGCAATGGCATTAAAATTGGACAACGCGGTCTTGTGGCAAAAACGCTCAATTTCCAGCACCAGATCAATACATCGTTGGTCATTGGTCTGGCCGACCAAATCGAGCGTATAAGCCATCACATCAGCAGGCGTACGGTCTATTACAAAGCCTTCCGCTCCGCGTGTTACCAGCTCAATATGGCGGGCAACTTCCATCTGCACCTGCAGACGCTCAAAGAGCGGCATTGGATCGCCTACGTTGACTCCAAGCCTTGTCATCAGTGCGCCGACGCCAGAATCCACATACGGAATCCCGTAATGCTCGTCGATAAACTTTGCCAGGGTTGTTTTTCCACTGCCCTGAGCGCCAGTGATCCCAATTCGGTAATCCATTACCACCTTCTGTAAACAATCTGTTGGAAGCCTGGCTCATCCTCCGTTACCCGTTGTGTATGAGCCGTTAACACAGGAAAGAAGCCGAGATTACGCATCATTTGCCGCGGAAAATGAGCATCACTGTCAGGAGCGTCTACGCCCATATGCGATAACCAGAGTTCCTCGACGTGAGGCAGAAACAGAGAATAGATCTGCGCACCGCCGATAACCCAAACGGGACCATCAAGCTGCATTACATCGTCCATAGTGGCAGGGTAAAAACCATTGGGCATGAACCCAGATGAGCGCGTCAGAACGACGTTGTGGCGCTCCGGAAGCGGGCGCTTAAGACTTTCCATTGTCTTTCTGCCCATGACGACTGTGGCGTTTGTGGTGAGCTCCCTGAACAGTTTTAACTCTGAGGGGCAGCGCCAGGGGAGTTCGTTTCCTCTACCGATCTCATAATTGCGACCGACAGCTGCAATCATCTTCACTGAGATACCTCATACAATACCGGGCGCTGGTGGAAACCAGACAGAGCGGCTCGTAGGCGTGACGAACTCACCAGTGCCGCGATCATCAGATCATCTTTATGCGCGGCAAGCGTGCGCTTTATATGGGTTTCGTAATTGACTCCACCTGGTGCAAGGTGCAGCCAGTCATAATCAATGCCGAAATCTCTCAGCCATTTCTTGGTTGCGCTTTCGAGCGCTTCCGGACGGTGGCTGATAAGCACCACTTCAGCACCAGAGCGAGCAAAGCCACGCAACATGCGGCTTGTGGGAAATATGAGCTCATCACCTGCAACGAGAGTGTCTGCGTTTTCATCAGCAGCGGCTTTACGATGGCCGGCTCTCGCCAGCACATCTTCAATTTCACATAACACATACATGCCTCTGGCCATATCACACCGCCACTGGAGCCTTAATCCATGGAAGTGGTTCGTAGCCGAAGATCTGCACGCCGTCCCATTTGAAGTCATCCAGCTCTTCCCATTCGTGCGGGAAGACGACGATGGGGTCGGACGACTCCGGATGTTCGCGAGCCAGTAGCTCTTCAACCTGCTCCAAGTGGTTGTTGTAAATGTGAACATCAAAGCCGAAATGGACGAAGGCGCCAGCCATGTGACCCGTAATCTTCGCAATGAACTGCGTGAGGATGCCGTAACCGGCAATATTGAATGGCATACCAAGGAAAGTATCGACACTCCGCTGCACCAGGCAGGAGTTCAGGATACGTTTAGGGATACCAAGCTCATCCAGCATTGGCTCAGAGATACTGCCTCGCTGCTCTATCAGGCAAAGCATCTGTGTATAGATCGATTCATAGCCATGCCGGTTATGCTGGATGCCAATGTCGGTGGCCATAGACAAACGGGTCTGGAAATCGAGCTCACGACTCCATACGGACAACACAAAGTGGCAAGGTGGAAGCTTCATGTCCTCCAGCTCACCAACATTCCAGGCATTAAGCAGTATGCGGCGATCGGTCGGGTCGTTGCGCAACTGATCAACCATACGTTGTAACTGATCGATTTCACGGGTGATAACGACGCGGTCTTCATTCAGCCCAATGTAACCTTCAACGCGATAACCACGTTCCAGGAAGATGTCCTCCTTAAGGCGATACTCGCTGTAAGGGACAATTCTGGTGTCCTCCCATCGACGCCACTGCTTGCCATATACAGGCCCTAAATCGCCATTATCGTCGGCCCAAGCATCCCAGATCTTCACACCATGCTCTTTAAGGAACCCAATGTTGCCTGAACCTTGTAAATACCATTCAAGCTCAACCAGTAGCGGTTTCAGGTTTACCTGTTTTGAAGAAATGAGCGGAACAGCCCCGCCGGTAAGCATGTAGTAGGAAGGCACATAAGAAACGCCAAGCGTACCGGTGCCGGTGCGATCTTCGGAAGGAACGCCGGTATCAACAACGGTCTGAATGACACGGCCATAAGAGCTAGAAGCCAGCTGACCGTTACTGAATTCTCGATTAAGTAAAAAAGACAAGATGACCTCAAATAATAAGTAAGTACATACCTATCATTTTAAACACAGAGAAGACATCCAGGCTAGAAATTAAGTAAAAAAATGGTGGCCACGGGGCCACCAACGCTCAACTTTATCGAAAATAAAGATTGATAAGGATAGAAATGGACAATAGATCACACGTCCATTTCAATATATATTGATAAGTTAGTACTTACAAGCTGTTTTTAACCACTTCATACAGCGAAGATGCCTGTGCTTGCTCAAGGAAACGAGACAGATCGACATCGCTATATGTCGGCGATTTAAGGATTTTTCCATCAGACAGGCGATAGCCGATCATCATGTCAGTGCCGTCAGCATGGCGGAATCCGAGATCATTCTTATCATATTTACAGCTCTCAACGGCAAGACGACGCGCTTCAGCATCCGCCGGCCACAGCTTTGTCATATTAGAACGGTGGATCTCCGCCACCAGCTCCACGACGTCGACGCCAAGGAATTCAGCCAGGCGATACACCATCATGCACGCCACATAGATTTTGTTCATCACGCGGCGCAGATCCTGAATCAGCTCAGCATCACCTACCTTGTTATGTTCAAGTTTATCGGCCAGCGCGGCCAACATAAGCGCAGCTTCTTCTGCTTCATTGAAGGGGATGGCCATATCGTCGAAGACGGTATTTCCAGGCACCATAATGGTATGAATAAAGCGATCGACGCTTTGCTCCTGAGTGTAGTAGCTCATGCCAGTTGATAGCCCACCTTTGATGGCTACCATCGTCCCGACACCCACATACAGGAAGTCAGCCATTGCATCCAGCAATCCCTGCATATCCCCTTTTTTCGCTGCAGGCAGCCCTTCTTCTACCGCCTCTTCATGGATCAGCTTAGCGCGCAGGCGCAGCAGCTCCGGAGTGGGCATTACACGACGCGGGTGCTGAAACAGCTCGTGGAACTGGTCAACCATCTTGTAAATACTCTCTGTCGCTTCTCCAAAACCGGGGTTCAGCTCATATGGCTCTGGTTTGAAGCCCACCAGCTTATCGGTGGCCAGCTTGAGATGGTCGGTCAGTTTCGTTAATTTCATGCTTTATCTTTCCTTAGTGCTTTTTTTCGCGTTCATTGTGGCCCAGAGCGACCAGGCCACAAAATCTTTATCCAGGCTTACAAATCGGCAAACTGGCTTAGGCCAGCGCGATCAACAGCGGAGTCAATCTGGCCAACGAGATAAGTGCTTTGCTCAGCTTCCTGCGGTGCAATCTGCAAGGTGTCGGACAACAGCCATTTGTTCATCCACACCAGCGGGTCATCTTTTATCTCCGGGTACAGTGGTTTCAGGCCAAGACGGCGCATCGCAAGATTGGTTCGGTATTTAACATAGCTTTTCAGGATATCTGCGTTTAAGCCAATCATTGAGCCGTCTTTAAACAGGTAATCTGCCCAGCGCATTTCCTGTTCGGCAACGTCCATCATGGTCTGATAGATGAATGGTTCCTCATCCGCAGCGATCTGGGCCCATAGCAAGCCTTCGCGGCCTGTACGCATAAACCGGAGCATTCGTTCTGTGCCTTCGCAATGAAGCGCCTCATCGCGCGCAATGAAACGCATGATTTTGGTGTTGCCCTCAAGTAATTTCCTTTCTCCAAAAGCAAACGTACAGGCGAAGCTAACGTAAAAACGAATGGCCTCCAGCGCGTTGATGGATACTAAAGTACGGAACAGCTGGCGCTGGAGAGGGTAGGGCTTTCCGTCAAATTCGGAGACGTAGAGCCGTTCGAATTCATCTTCTCCCAGATGCTGGCGCGCGCAGGTCATCTCATAAAGCTTGTCGTACTCTGTAGAGATACTGATAGCCCGGCTGATAATTTCCTCGTCGGTCACAATGCCATCGAAGACAATGCTCGGATCATCCACCATACCGCGAATAATGTGGGTGTAGCTGCGGCTGTGAATGGTTTCAGAGAACGACCATGTTTCCACCCACGTTTCGAGCTCTGGAATTGAAATAAGCGGCAGCAGCGTTGCGTTTGGGCTGCGTCCCTGAACGGAATCCAGCAGAGTCTGGTAACGGAGGTTGCTCAGGAAAATGTGCCGCTCATGCTCTTGCAGCTTAGTATTGAAATCGATGCGATCGGTGGTTATGTCGACTTCTTCCGGGCGCCAGAAGAAGGAGAGCTGTTTTTCGATCAGCTTTTCGAAATCGCGGTACTTCTGCTGATCGTAGCGCGCAACGTTGACAGACTGCCCGAGGAACATAGGCTCTTTGGTTGCGTCGTTAGCGCCCAAACGGAAAGTGGAGTAACTCATGTGTTTCCCTTTGAATGTTATCGGTATTATTAAACAATTTGATTAGATGCACTTCTAAACAAATTATTATCTTATTGGTTAAAATGAGGCATTCAATGAAGTGAAAGGTGGGGATATCTCCCCACGCTTATTAGATTTTGCATGCGCCATCGCACTCATCTTCTGGCTCAACCAACGCAACAGAGGCCAGATCATCGTCTTCACGCTTACCGGCACCATCTCGTGTGTTGTGGTAATAAAGCGTCTTCACGCCTTGCTGATAAGCGAAGAGCAGATCTTCAAGCAACTTCATCATTGGAACCTTGTCGCCCGGGAAGCGAGTAGGGTCATAGTTGGTGTTGGCTGAAATAGCCTGGTCAAAGAACTTCTGAATGATCGCAACTTTGGTCAGATAGCCGCGGTTATCCGGCATATCCCAAAGGTACTCGTACTGATCTTTCAGCTCAGCAAAGTCCGGAACCACCATTTTCACAATGCCGTCTTTGGATGATTTCACGGAAACAGGACCACGCGGCGGTTCGATACCATTTGTGGAGTTGGTGATTTGGCTGGACGTTTCGCACGGCATCTGAGCTGTCAGGGTAGAGTTACGCAGACCATATTCGCGTATGCGGTCGCGCAGCTCTTCCCAAGGCATTTTCAGCTCAAAGGACGTATCAGGGTTAGCGTCAAGCGACTTGCGGTAATGGTCAATCGGCAGCTGTCCCTGGGCATATTTAGTTTGGGAAAACCAATCACAGGCACCTTTGGCTTCCGCCAGCCGGCAACTTGCATCAAGCAGGTAATACTGGATCGCTTCAAACGTTTCATGCACCAGCTGGTTGCCGGCCGGATCAGAATAGTTAAATCCGTTCTTCGCCAGATAGTACGCAAGATTGGTAACGCCGACGCCCAAACTACGACGTGCTTTTGCCGGAATTTCCGCTGCGGCCATCGGGTAATCCTGATAGTCGAGTAGGGAATCGAGCGCAGCCACCGCATAGAATGCAACCTCTTTCAGCGTGTCCAGTGAGCGTAATGCCCCCAGATTAAACGCAGACAGTGTGCAAAGGGCGATCTCACCATCGGGGTCATCGGTAAACGCCAGCGGTTTAGTTGGCAGCGTAATCTCCATGCATAAGTTTGACTGGTGAACTGGAGCGACTTTCGGATCGAAGGCGCCGTGTTCGTTCATGTGGTCAACGTTCGCAATATACACGCGGCCGGTAGAGGCTCGTTCCTGCATCAGGGTTGAGAACAGATCAACAGCGGGAACGGATTTCTTGCGAATGCTCTCATCAGCTTCATATTGCAGGTACAGCGCTTCGAATTTGTCCTGATCAACAAAGAAAGCATCATAGAGCCCCGGTACATCATGCGGGCTGAACAGCGTAATATTCTCGTTGCGTACCAGGCGGCGATACATCAGGCGGTTGATCATTACGCCATAGTCCAGATGACGAACACGGTTCTCCTCGATGCCGCGGTTATTCTTCAATACCAGCAGACTTTCAACTTCCAAATGCCAAATAGGGTAGAAAGCCGTCGCTGCGCCCCCTCGAACGCCACCCTGCGAGCATGATTTCACAGCGGTCTGGAAGTGTTTCAGAAAGGGGATTACGCCAGTGTGGGTGGCTTCTCCATTGCGGATCTCACTCCCCAATGCACGCAGTCGGCCAAAACCAATCCCAATGCCAGCACGACGCGACACGTAATCGATAATGGCAGAGGACGCAGCGCTGATCCCTTTCAAACTGTCTTCGGACTCAATGAGAACGCAGCTGGAGAACTGGCGCGTCGGGGTACGGACGCCGGCCATGATTGGGGTGGGCAGAGACAATTTGAATGTACTGGTGACGTCATAGAACCCCTTCACCATTTCCAGACGTGTTTTGCCGGCACAACCATCTTCCCAATTCTGGAAAAGACACATACCCACCAGCATATACAGCTGCTGCGGGGCTTCGTAAATTTCGCCAGTGACTCGGTTCTGGACGAGGTACTTACTCGCCAGCTGAACAGTTGCGGCATAACCAAAGAGTTCGTCACGCATGGGTTTGATATACACGCCAAGTTCTGCGATCTCTTCGCGGGAGTAAAACTTAAGCAAATCCTCATCGTAAACGCCGCGGCTGACGTTGCTGACGATATGATGATAGAAACTTGGGTAAGCGAATTCGCCGAAGGCATCTTTGCGAATTTTGAACATGTTCAGACGTGCTGCGACCTGGGAGTAGTTCGGAGTTTCAGGCGAAATCAGATCTGCAGCCGACTTAACCAATGCCTCATGAAGCTGCGAAGTTGTCATGCCGTCAAAAATGCTCGCGGCGGCGCCCATGGCTACGGCAGAGGCGCTTACGTTACGTATACCTTCTACCCCCCACATCACGACGCGGTTGTACTTCTCTTCGGATAGCGGCTCTGTGGAGCCATTACGTTTGACAATCCTTATCATGTATCACCCATCAAAAAAGGCCACTAAATGTAGTGGCCTATAGTATTAAATAAGTACTTACCTATCAATTGAGGATTATAAAATCCCTTTAAGAACGTCGCGGACTTGTCGGAACTGGTCTGTCTGCATTCCAGAATATATCGAAGCTATGGCATCAGCCAGGTGCTCATTCTTGGCAACTAGTACATCTTTCCCCGCTTGTTTCCGACGCAACCAAGGGGCATCAGGCTGTTTTGTAACCGCCCACTGGATGATCTCTTCTTTAGATGTGGTCAGTTTATTCCCGACGTAGTGCTTAATTTCATTTGGCGTAACCTGGATAAGTGGCTTATCAACGCAAGCAAGAACGCCGATACACACACCGTAAGAAGTCTGCGCGCGAGAGCTTTGACTACCCACCGGTAGCTCACAAAACACCATATGGGCCTGTTCAATGATTGGCCTGGCGGTGCGCCAGATTTCTTTAGCCCGGCGCAGATCATCGCTGTTTACTCTGACAGTTTTCTTCGTTCCGCCGGCTTTGGTTTCAACCAGTTCAAGACCATGGATTTCAAGTTTGTCTGTATCCAGATCCAGCGTACCAATGGCCAGCCCGAAGTTGCTCATTGAAGGGTCGACGCCAACTACTTTGATCACTTTACTCATAGAGTTTCCTTACCATGTTGCCCATACCGGGCATTCCATTAATTTCTCTTCCAGGGTTTTAACTGGAGACTTGCGAACGGGCTCTGGAATGCTGCTCACCACGTGTATGCTGTCACTGGTCAGCACACCATTTTCTATGTCTGCGTCGATCATGCTCTGCCCGATGAAGTAGGACATGATATCTATCAGCTTACGCGCAACCATCCTGTTAGAACGAAGTACATAGGGGACAGAGAACTCAACCATTGCCTTATCACCATCTTCAGTCTCAAAGCTTAATTCGCCTCTTTCTGGAAATCTCCCATGTGAATCGCAATTGAAATTGATGCCAGCAAATGCCTTGCCTGGCATTGCAACCTGCCCCGCACGTGCATTTGCCAGTCGAGTCAGGTTAGTAAACGCACTGCTGGTATGCGCCTCTATTGCCCCGTACAGCACATCATCTTCGATAACCATCGCAGATGATTCCGGGATCACCAAGAACCCAGGCCCAGAGTGTGGAAGATAGCCACCTTTCGAAAATGGGTTGATCAGAATGGGCGCATTGCTCTCTGGCGGCATCGATTTCAGGCTTGGCATTAACGGGGTCTTGAAAAGCAGATCTATCAGAGCCGTAAATTGCTCCGTCTCAATATTGAGATTTTGCCAACCTACACCAGGAGCCACCCTAGCAGCGGTATAACTGTTAATCAGTCTGAATGACTGCATCACAGCAAACATTTGCAAAAACTGCGTGCGGCTTAGGTTAAACGACATAGCTGCGACCCTCTTTCACTTCCACGGTGATGGTTTCCCGGAACCATGACTTCATTTCTTTGTGAGAAATGATCATCACCGTGCCGCGCTCGCGCGCTTTTGCTTCCAGAATACCCATCAGACGCTCCAGCCCGGCAGTATCCAGCGCATCGTCAATTTCATCACCGATAAACAGCTCGATGTTCTTGCTCGCGCGGCTGGCCACCAGATCCTGCAGAGCCAGGGAGCACGCAATGCGCACTTTGCGTTTTTCGCCACCTGACAATGTCTGGAAGGTTTTGCTGGCGCCGATCTTGCGCACGCTGATATTGAACTTATCGCGCCACTCGCCCTTCTTGGTTGATTCCATCGTTGACCATTCCGCCACAATGTTTCCGTCCGACAGTGTATTGAGATATTCCGCTGTCTGGGCATTCAGGAAAGGCGTCACGGAGGTCAGGATATGCGAGCGAACGCCGGCAGGAGAGTAGACCTGGCGCGCTTTATCAAGCAGCAGAGCCTGCTCCTGTATATTCTTTAACTCAGTTTTAAGTACACCATAGTTAGATTTATTGGCAGCCAGGCTTTCTTCATGGCGTTTGATGACAGCCAGAAATGGGTTAGTTTCTTTGGTAATGCGATCTACTTCGCTCCGCGCCCGGGCAACCAAAGCTTCTACAGCCACGACTTCTTTTTCCCGATGACGAAGCGTTCCCAGCTCTTTAGTCAGTTGTTCGATTCGGGAAATAATGGCAGACACATCTGGTGTACTGGCGACAAGTGATGATTCGATTTTGAGCGCCTTCTCAAGATGCTCTTGGTATTTAGCCACTGACGTTGCAGATGCCTGCGCTTGGCTGATCTCACTGCGCGCCTGTTCAACAAAACTCTCCTTCACGGTGGACAGATCTTCAACGCAATAAGCCTTGCCACAGGTAGGGCACGGCTCACCGACTTTGGTATTTACTTCTTCCGCTTTCACCTTGAATGCGCGAGCACGTTGCATCGCTTCCTTCTGGATGTTTTCAGTAATGCGGATGCTGGCACGTATATCAGTGATCGCTCCACGAACCTTAACCAGCTTGGCGTCATGTTCTTCTTTGGACGCAAGTTTTTCCCGCTCTTTACCGATGGCATTTTCAGTATCGCGGATCTGCTCTGGCAGACTGCGCAACTCCATTTCGACCTCAGTGAGCGTGACTTCCGCCCCAACCAGATCGGCACGGGCGACATCAAGCCGTTCGCTGCGGTCTCGCTCCCAGGCTTCAGAAGAGGTTTTGGCAGACTCCAGCTCATTCTGGGCCGATTCGACCAGAGACAAGCAGGCGTCCATCTTGGTTTTAGTGGTCTCCATGCGTGCGGCAGCTGCGTTGGCTCGTTCGCGAGCAATCGCGTAGGCTTTGGTGAGACGATCGACGCCGGCAGCCTCTTCTACGATGGTTTTGAGGTTTTTATCCGACATGCCAGGCAAATCAGGCATCGCCTCCTGACTGGCATAGATCGATGCCATAAATACTTCTTTTGACGCACCGATCAGTCGCTCTACAAACTCCTGGGTGAGCGAATCTTTACCCTTTGTCATGTCGCCGTCTTCGCCACGGACAATAAGCCGGTTTTTAAATTCCTTATGCTTGCGGTGACGGATAATGGCGTAGCGTTTACCTTCGTCTTCAATGGTGACTTTTACTCGACAGTTCTTCTCATGGCCCGTAGAGAGAACGTCGTCACCTTTAACGCCATGGGATGTCTCGCCATAAATACACCACATCAAACTATTCATGAGGGTTGATTTGCCAGCGCCATTGCTGGCGGCCGATGAGTCCCCGGCATTAACACCCTGGATGAGCACCAGCCCACGCTGATCAAGCTCGACCTTGGCGTTTGCCAGCGCCATGAAGTTTTCCACTTCGAGCGTTAAAAATTTCATGCTTTGCCTCGAATTGCTTTAGTCAATTTCTGCCCTTTGCGAAGGCGGTATTCCGTATGTGCCGGGAAGGAGTTGCGTGACAAGAGGCCACGTTTCGTTAGTTGACCAAGGTAAAACGCCTGTGGGTTTCCTTCTGGCGGATAGGGCTTCTGGAATAAAACGGGCTCCCCGCTTTCAAGCCGTTTAATCATCTGGATGAAATCCCAGAAATTATTGTGGGAGGAAGTCACTACACCGCCTCCGCACTTTCCGCTTCGGTGAGGATCTCCTGACACAAGGCATTCAGTTTGGTTAGGTCAAATCCACCGTCTGTGTCATGAACGATTTTGCAGTAAGCAGAAACAGACTCGCCAAGGCTGTCGATTTTGCTGGTCTCTGAGGTACTGGCGGTACCCTCCATCATTGAGCCCTTGCGAATGAAGTTGCATACAACACCTTTCGCTCCCATGGATTTCAGGACGTTCTGCAACTTGATGCCTTCCTCATCGTTTTCGACGACGGCCCGGAAGCGCACGTAATTGCCGTGTATCTGCCTGTCATCCACATCGTCTTCCAGGTTTACGAATTTCGGCGCCGAGGTTTCGAAATGACTGAACGAGCCGTCTGGGTTCACAATCATGTAGCCCGCCAGCGAACCTACGTCCCCCCAGTTTTGGTGCGTCAGCGCGCCGACACTGATAACGCCGGGGATCACCTCCTTGTGGTTGTGGTAATGGCCGGACAGTACCAGGCGAAAGCCTATATCTTTCAGCTCCTGCGCATCGATGCCAACATCAGGCATTGTGGGGATAGCTTTGTTGATGGCGGTATGAATCACGACGTCGTGCAGATCCCCGTCAAGCCGCGCACGAAGTGCTTTCAGGTCGCTAATTAACTCGGCGTGGTTGTTTCGCCAGCTCACCATATGGACGGTGACGTCACCCAATTCGATGCTGTGTGGCTTACGACCGCAGACGATCTGTACACCAATCGACTTTAGCGCTGCAGCGGCGTTAGCGCTGTAGACAGAGTCGTTCGTTTCGAGGTCATGGTTGCCAGCCAGCATCGCAACGCTGAGCCCCAGATCTTTGACGATCCACTCATAGGCATCGGAGACGTAGTTGAGTACGGTAGGGGATACGGTTCCGCGGACGTGGAATGTGTCGCCGGCCACCAGCATGTGGGTGCAGCCCGCTTTTTTCATAGCGATGGCCGCTTCTTTTGTAGCCTCCAACTGAATAGCCAGCCGAGAGTTGAGACCATCTGCATCGGTCGTCGAGAATGAATCCCATTTGTGATAATGGGGATCGGAGATCACCCCATATGGCAACGTCATGTGTATTTTCCTTTGTGGTTATTTTGATATAGATTCTAAGCATGTAAAACAGGCCATAAACCAAGTAAACACGGCAAATCAGAAAATCTACAGGTGGAATATTATGGCAAAATAGATAAGTAAGTACATACCTATCATTATAAATTAGAGCGAGTCACTTGAGTAAGATCTAAGCTACTAGCATGGCCTTGCTGTGAGCTCGACTCCATAAGTACAAGGTGAAAATGCATGATGATTTATGTGAGAGGAGTCTGCTATGAGTGAGGAGCAAATCTCATCGAAAGATTGGATTTCACCTTCGATTCAGTTATCCGAGAACCACATGAATTAAAATATATAATGTTCCGTTACAACCTATTGATTTTGCATTGGCCGCTAGTAGAAGGCCATTTCTGGTCAGCTATAAGGGAAAAGTATGCTGGAAAGTACTCCTGTACCCATAAGTCGACATCGGCCAGTCACGAGGAAATGGATATCATCAGCCAGGAAAGACTAAATTTAAAAGCCCACGTTAGCGTTGGCTTTTTGATCCAAACCCCGTAACGACAAAAGTTGTAAATTATAAAATTGCTGAGACAACATCGGACAAGTATATTCTCCTACAGCAGCCGGGCGGGTGCGCCGGTAAAAAATCTCATCAAGGTTATCCTCCATGAACGTTATGTATTATTCGATCGCAGGGGCTATCGCTTTTGTGACCATTTTAACGGCCCTAATTGTTAACGCGAAAAAACTGAAAACAGCTAGGGCTGATTCTGCCGATAAGGCAGCACAATTGGCGCGTTATGCCGCCATTATTGATGCCGAAGATGAAGCGGCGCGCATCGTGGCTCAAGCGAAGACGGAAGCAGCCAACATCATTTCGGTAAGCGAAACAGATGCGAAGTTTGTTAGAGACTTAGCCAATGCGGTCTTAGGGGATGCCCGAACGGCTGCTGAAAAACTCAGTAATGAGACTCAGCAAACCGTTGCCAAGCAGCTCGCAGAAAAAGATGAAATTGAACAACAGATCCAAACTTTGCGCGCTTCTTACGCCGATAAGAAAATCACGTATGACGAACTGGAGTCTGCGCTCTCTATCTACAAAGAGGATATGGATTTTGCAGAAATGGGCTTCTACGCGCCACATTTCGATTTCGATACATCGGAACTTTTCCAGGCATCTATCCGTAACAATCGACAACAGCAGAAAGATTTGCTTCGTAACAAGACCACTTTTGGGGCCATCTACTGCACCACAGAATGGACGGTAAGTGGTTCAAAGGCCGAAGGGAATAAAATGACAACGCGAGGTATCAACCTGACGGCTAGAGCCTTTAACAGTGAATGCGATGCAGCCATTGCCAACGTAACATTCAAAAACATCAACACCATGGAATCGCGCATTTACAAAGCTTTTGATGTATTGAATAAACTCAATGAAGTTAACCAAATCTACATTAATCATGCCTTCTTGGATCTTAAGCTGACCGAGCTGCGTTTAACTTATGAATACCGAGCCAAAAAGCAGGAAGAAAAAGAAGAACAACGTGAAATCCGCGCCCAGATGGCCGAGGAACGCAAAGCCCAGTTAGAGATTGAGCGCGCTATTCGTGAAGCTGAAGAAGAAGAACGCCGCGCCCAGAAGGCCCTAGATAAAGCTCGGAAAGAAATGAATGAAAAACTGGCGAAAATGACCGCCGCTCAGGCCGAAAAGTATCAGGAGAAAATCGATTCCTTGCAAGAAGCGCTTACCGAAGCTGAGTTGAAAGGATTAAAAGCACTTAGCATGGCGCAACAGACCAAGCGGGGCCACGTTTACGTTATTTCCAACATCGGCTCTTTTGGTGAAAATGTCTTTAAGATTGGTATGACACGCCGCCTTGATCCTCAAGACCGAGTCGACGAGCTGGGCAGTGCATCTGTGCCGTTCCTGTTTGATGTTCATGCTATGATCTTCAGTGAAGATGCTCCGGCATTGGAATATGCCCTACACCAACATTTCGCTGAAAACCGCACTAATCTGATCAACAGACGTAAAGAATTCTTTAACGTTAGTTTGGAAGACATCAAAGCAGCCGTGTTTGATGTGGCAGGTGATGATGTGGACTTCATTGAGACGGCAACCGCACAGCACTATCATGAAACAGTGGCAATGCGAAAACAAAAAGCTGATGCCCTTACGATGCCCGTAAAAGTTGAGAAACAGCCACGTTTTGCAGAAGCTCTCTAATCCCCGGAACGACAAAACCGCCTTTTTGGTGGTTTTGTCGATTTTCATAGCTTTTAGAAGGTACGCCTAGAGCTGTCGATTTAGAGAGTTCGTACTTAATGGCTAACTTGCTGGTATCTGCAATGTCGGCTCATTGAACAGAACAGACAAGCTTTGGTGTGAGAGTTCCTAGCTCGAATTCATGCATCAGAAAGGGCATATCAGCTAGAGTAATCTCTCTTGAGTAAAAATCGTCCATATATCTCCCCCTTGGCTTCTCAGATGCATTCTAAGCTACGCTATTTTGTATTCGCGTAAAGACCCCTTTTTTCGTTTAGGGTTCGTCAGAGAGCTTCTGACGCGCATTTACGATGCTAAACACTTCTGCTTTTGGCCGAGGGTCGACTAAATCGAGTTCTTCTTCGCTGTGATACTCGATATCAAAGTCCCGTTTGATGTGTCTGATGTAAATCGCAGTGAGCAGGCTGTCTTCTTTCAGGAAGTGGCCATAGGATCTGCGGATCACTTCACCAACTTTTTCGATCTTCTCTCCGCCCATACAGAGGTGATTGAATCGACTGTGCTTTCTCAGCATCTCATCAACTGGCCCAGAGTAAACCTTATCCACGACACCGAATCGAAGGATCTTCGCAGTATCAGCTTCAACCAGGCAGATAATCTTCCCCTCGGTCAATCTGTCACGCCAGGTAACGCCTGAACGCATAGTGTTGAAGTAGGGGGTATCCAGACCGATGATCGGTTTTCGAAATGCCAGCAGCGGTACGTATCTGGCACAGCTGTTCAGGTGGAAGTTAACGCCGGCGTCACGCAACTTGAGTCGGGTCTCGTTGATGTTGCACTTCGAGGCTATGCCACACAGGCTGCAGAGAACCTTCTCGTTGCTCAGTGTGGAGTTTGATTCTATGGTGTAGGTTCCGTCTTCCAGACGGCGTACCCAACGTGTGCGTTTTAAGTCCATGTTCTCGTTTTAGTGATTGTTGACCGGAACCACGATAGCTTACTAGGCACACCTGTAATCGCAAATGCCTGTTTTACTTATCCACTTATCCACTGGTTAGATCCCAATAATAAGATCCCTATACAGATCCCCATATAGATCCAAAGAGATCCCCGATCGCCGCAGGCCGCGCCACGCCTGGGCTAAGGACTGATCCGTGTATGCTGTCAGCGGTAAACGATATGCTGTCAGCGGTACGGTATATGCTGCCAACGGTTTTGTGTATGCTATCAGCGGTAATTGACGTATGCTGTCAGCGGTTAGAACCAAAAGGTATCCACATGTCCACAAAAAATAAAAAAGAGAGTGAAATCAAAGAAATACCTGAAGATAACGAAATTCTTGAGGAAGATGCTCTCAATTTGTACACAGGTGACTTAGTTCCTAACAGCAACAATACGGTGCAGCCAATCGCTTTAATGCGCCTTGGCCTCTTTGTTCCAACGCTCAAGGGAACGAAGAATAGCTCTCGCAACAAGTCCAACATGATCGACGCATCCAGGGAGCTTGTCCAGCTTGAAGTCGCGCGGTCAGAGGGTTATTCAAACATTAAAATCACCGGTCCGCGGCTGGATATGGATCATGACTTCAAAACCTGGGTTGGTGTTGTTCGCTCTCTGGCTGAATACGGCGAGCCAACAGGGCGCGTAGAGCTGAGCATCACGAAGTTCGCCAAGTTCTGCGGCTACCCGTCCTCGCAGATCCGCAAGACCCTGCGAGACCGCCTGACAAACAGCCTGCTCAAGATCATGCGCACGACGTTGTCGTTCCAGCGCACTCATGAAGAGAAGAACGTCGACGACACCAACAAGATATCCCTGTTGATGGTTCACCTCATAAACAGCGTTGATTACAACGAGAAGAAAGACTCCATTGTCTTTTATGCTGAACCTAAGCTGTCTGAGCTCTATCGCTTTGACCACAAAGTTCTGCTGCAGTTGAAGGTCATCAACAAGCTCCCGCGCAAAGAGACGGCACAGGCGCTGTATACTTTCATCGAAAGTCTTCCTCCTAAGCCGGCACCGGTATCTCTTGCCCGGCTGCGCGCCAGGCTCAATCTGAGCACGCGCAACGTCAGCTCGCAAAACCAGACTATCAGGAACGGATTGAAGTCACTGCAAGAGCTGGGCTATCTCGAATATAGCGAGGTTAAGCGTGGCCGTTCTGTCTACATCCAGATCCACAGTCGTAACCCAAAACTGAAAGTCACATCGAGCAAACCCGAGAAGCCAGAGGCGCCTAAGCAGGCAGAAGAAGCGAAGGGTGAAATTGATGCGAAACAGAACCTCAAAAACAAAATTTCTGAGCTGTCGCAGAACCTGACGCCAGAGAATATCAAGCTGATCGAGATACTCACCAATAGCCTCAAGTTGCTTTGATACGCTGTCAGCGGTTCAACATATGCTGTCAGCGGTTCTTTTGTCTCAATGTATGCTGTCAGCGGTAAAAAGTATGCTGTCAGCGGTACATTTCCACTATCTGCGGTCTTTATAAATCGACATGGCTAACGTCTAAGAGCAACTGTTGCCCTATGAATGTATGCTGTCAGCGGTGAAAGATATGCTGTCAGCGGTAAAACGTATGCTGTGAACGGTACAAGGTATGCTGCCAGCGGTAATTCACTGGCAACGTATGCTGTGAGCGGTAATTCAGCACTGAATTAGATATCCTGAAAACGGGCGACGCAGTCGTTGATTTGCGCCAGGCCCGTGTAGATAACAATATGGCTTCCCCAGTGGCCACTAACCTGCTAACCCGCATGAATGCTAGGTTAGTGGTTACTAACAAATGTTATTCCGTCACACTTAAAACGCGCTGCAGAAACATCGGTTAGTGAATCTGCTTGAGCAAACCCCAAAGCGTTTGTGCTTTCGATGTGAGTTTCCCGGTTTCAGGATCAAACATGCGCCATTCCCGACGCTGGTGGATGATGTAACCGTCTTCACGTTCCAGACGCTCCAGCATGTCCGGTTTTCTGAAGCCTTTCGCTCTCCAGTAGCCGCTTGTTTTCTCAATCTCAAGACCAGTCATTGTGAGAGCCATTAACCAACCTCCTTACATCCGTCGAAAAAGAAACTTTGGTTTTTGCTATGAACGCCGTAGACGTCGTGGGATTTGTTGTAGATAAGCTTGTCCTCGCCAACGCCAACCAGTTTACCGTTGCGTTTAGCCAGATATGGAGATGAGAGAACCTCATCGCCGCGGACGACATAGAACTGATCTCCGCTATCAACGACCAGCGCGCCGAAGTCAGCTTTAGTAGGTCTGCTGATTTGATCATTTTTCACCTGCGATACGGTCATATCGCATTGGTAAATTCGGGTATCCGCCAGCAGAGAGAAGGATAGGGCGGCCAGCAGTAGCGTTATTTTTCTCATACCACTATCTCTGTGTAGACCTGTGCTGTAGAGGTGACGACCAGCACCAGTGCGAGCATGTTCACAGTGGTTCCGTTGACAGGAGACAGAGCTTTCTTGAGTGTCCCGATCATCAGGCAGTCCAACATAAACAGTATTGAAAAGATGAGTAACAGGATATCTATGTATATCTTCATAATAGGTAAATACTAACTTATCTATTTTGAGCTGTAAATGGCTCCGGAAGAGCGCTAAGGCCTGGAACTCCCTAAAGATGGCCAGTCCAGAGCCATTCACCATAAGCAGTGGCTAAGCATCACTTTCAGTACTGGCAGATATCCAAACTAATATTCTCATGTGTTTCTCCTTTGTGGTGTATGTACTTACTTATTATTCAGATCGAGATAAGGGGAGCAATCGTCCTGTTCAGGTGATGGCTCATCTATTAGAGCAATGACCTCGCGCAGCTGAGCGGCCCATTCAGGCTCAGGTAAGCCTTGGGCGATTTCTGCGTCGATAACATCGAGCGCGGCATTGGCCGCATCCCAGAGCCTCTTCACTTTGATTCTTCCTTCACCAGCCACCAGGCGTCTACGATGGCTACCTGGTAACTACGTGGCACTGTCACATTTGACGTTGGAATTGGGATTAATTTCATATTAGTAACCAAGTTGTTTTCTTATTGGTGATAATAAACAAAATATAAAGGCGTCCAATGGACGCCCTGTGATTACGCTTCTTCTGTTTCGGCTGAAGCAGACTCTTTAGCTCGACGTTCGTCGATCGCCTGTAGCGCCGCAATGATCTCCGGAAGGGGCTTATCACGATACATATCGACGATCTGCGATTTGGTGTACTTCTTGTCGCCAATCTCTACGCGGCCGCTGGCATTCTTTGGCAGGTATCCTTCTTCGAGCATGTGCTCAACCAGTGACTCGATAACGTCCAGACCGCGGGTCGGGTCGAAGTAGAATTTCCATGAGCATTTGCCGAATGGCGGTGCCACTTTGTTTTTGATGCACTCGGCGCCAACGTCCTGACCGATCTTATCTTTGCCATCCTTCATGACAGAAGCGCCAAGACGAATACGTACTGAGGCGTAGAACTTCGGAGAATCACCACCAGGGGAGGTGGTTGGATCGCCAAACATCACGCCGATTTTTGTACGAACCTGGTTAAGGAAAATAATGCAGGCATTGTACTTGCGCGCCCAGAGCGCCAGCGTCGGAAAGTTGGCGCTCGTAGCACGAGCCAGGGCCGTATTGTCGTTCATGTTTAGCTGATCTTTATCCTTCGCTGTACCTTCCGCCATTTTGTCGAACTTCTCGGCTTTGGAGTTTGGCACCATTGACGCAAGGGAGTCGGCTACGATGCAAATAGGGGCGTCTGCGGGGATCAGCTCTTCGTCTCGCACCAGTTTCAGGATGGTGCCGATCAGCTCAACCGATTCTTCGAACGTGTCCGGCTGCTTATAGACCCACTGGCCGTCATCCTCATCTGCATTCAGGCCGTTTGCCACCGCCAGACCAACGTCAAAGCTGTTTTCGTGGTCGAGGAATACAGCCAGACCCTCCTGTTTCTGAGCGGAGACCATGGCGGCCGTCGCCAGGAAGGTTTTGCCAGCACTTGGCGGCCCAAAGATCTCAACGATACGTCCGCTGGGGAAACCGCCGTCATAGCGCCCGGAGATGGCTTTATTCAGCGGAGGGAAGCCGGAATCAATCCAGTGTGAAACCTTTTGGATCTCATCATTGCTGCCGATTTTCTTTTTTAACGCCATTGCCAGGGCTGATTTTCCTTTTGCCATTCTTAGGCTCCTTTTGTTTCGTTGATGCGTTTGGAAGCGGCGGCTTCATCAAACTTTATTGCGTCGTGGTTGAGGTGTTTGGCCATGCGGGAGAGGATCTTGACGACCTGTTCGCTAATCAGCCCGTACTCTCGTTCTGTCACGCTCATGCCGGCCGCGCCGAGAATGCGCGGTAGTGCAACAACGGCATGTTCTCCATGGAAGAAGACAATCTCCTTAGCCAGCATCGTAGGCGTGGTCGTATTGCCGTTGATGAGTGATTTCAACATCAGCAGTACCTCTCAAAAGGCAAAACGAACACGTCCAGATCTTCCAGGAATGACCGGAAGTTCAGCTCATGGCAGAGCAGTTCAAAGGCTTTCAAATCACGTGCGCCTTTTATCTTTTCGATTTCGCTGGGTGGGAACTTGGTATCGATGAGGTTCATCAGCGTCATGTTGCGTTTGAAGGCTTCCAGCATCCTGCAGCCGGTCTTCTCGTTGAAGGCATTTTTGGCCAGTTTGTTGAATGCCGTTTTGTATCGGCCTTTATTGATGACGATCGAGCCGTCGTTAATGCCGCGCACCATAGCGGCGACGCTTCCCCATTCGTGCAGCAGCTCCTTGGCGCCACCGTCACCAATTCCGCCTACACCTTTGATGTTGTCGGAGGTATCCCCTTGCAGAGCTTTGGCTTCGAGGAAAGCACGAGGAGTAGGCAGGCCGATCAGCTCTGGGAACTGCTCAAAGTTCACCTGCTTGTGTTTGGCGTCTTCACGAAGGCTCACCCAGCTGACTTTTTCTCGAACCAGCTGCAGCCAGTCGCCGTCGCCGGTGAGCAGGTAGATATGATCGACCGTTGGTTGTGGCGCAAGACGACCAACCAGCATCCCCGCCAGGTCATCGGCCTCGGCGTCTTTGGCGATCAGCTGGTTGACGCCAAGGGCTGCCATCATTTTCAGGATGTAAGGCTTCTGGACTGCAAAGCCTTCTTTCATCTTCTTCATTTCCGGATCTTCATCGCGATTTGCTTTGTAATCCGGGTAATAGTCGCGACGCTTGTCGCTAAAGCCGTCCCACAGGATCATGGGGCGTGCGTGAAGAATGGACGCATAGCGACGAACGTTTTTGACGAAGCCAAATACCGCCTGAACTTCCATTTCGCCGTTATGTAATTTGTCAGATTGCTGGTGGTAATAGCCCAGGCTGTTACCGTCCACAAAGAGATAATTCACCGGAAAACTCCTTCCAAAAAGTAAGGCGTCCGTAGACGCCTTAACAGTCATGGCCTTGGATTAAAGCGATTCTAATTCCGCCAGCAGATCGTCAAGACCTTCATCGTCATTAGAAGTGCTGGTCGCGGCCGCAGTGGTAGTGGCGGCAGCAGCTGGTGCTTTAACTTCTTCCGGCTCTGGTACGAACTCAGCCTCTGCGGCACGTAAGATCTCTTCGTCCACCAGAGATGTTTTTGCTGGTTCCGGGGTAGAGGTCGTGGCTACAGCAGCTGCACCTTCCGTATGGCCAGTGATGGTGCCAAAACCTGGCAGCGTTGCTGCACTTGCAGCAGCTGGTGAGGAAATAGCAGCGGTGGTGGCGGCAGGTGCTGCAATACCAATGAGACGCCCCATGGTGCGAACGGTAGACAGCAGACGAGTTTCATCAGCCTGATTGGCGTAAGCGATCAGGTCATGCTGGGTCGACCACAGTTTTTCAGGGATATCGCCCTTGTAGACTTTACGTTTTGGGGATACGTCGTACTTGGTATCGCGACCGGAGCCGGTGCGTTTGATCAGGAACGCATAGCCTTCTTCTTTGCTTAACGGGTTGCCGATATCATCTGCGATATCCTCAGACATCACTTTGCAGATATCGTCGAACACAGTGGACGGGAGCTCAATCAGCTGGCATTTTTCCGCGTCGCCAAAGTCTTCACGAGCTGAAAGTACGCCATTGACCAGGTAGCGTGGAGTAGCGCGCATTTGACCGATACGCTCTTCCATTGCCTTGTTGCCTTTGTAGCGAGCGCGACCTTCCATCACCATCTCACACAGCTGGCACGCACGATTGTGGGTGTGCTGTTCGCAGATATAGGCAGTGGTAACTTCTTTGCCCTCCTCATTCTGATGCTTAACGTAGTGCATACCGAAAGTCTGGAAGAACACACCGTTCTGATCCTCCTTGTTGGGGAAGATGCGCAGATAGTTATTACCGTCTTTCAGACGGGTTAGGTCGACGTTGTTGCCTCGTTTGGAAGCAATATCGCCGCGGGTCTTGTTAAGCAGATCAAGTAATGACTTAGACATGTATTTCTCCTTGTTGTGATTATGGCCATGGGCGCTTTTCGCTTGGGGCATTCGCTTGTTCGTGGCTCTTAAAAGCGTACATAATAATAGATCAGTACTTACTTACTATCTATCAAAAATTATCGGGTGGGTGTGAAGCGTTCGGCACCCAGTCGTTCAATCTCTACGATGGCCATTTTCGAGGCCTGCACGATCATGTCTCTACGGTGAGAGAAGGCGGTGACAGCGTGCTTATAGATGTCAGCGATCAGACGTGCGTCATCCAGTTTTTGGCGCTTCGCAAGGTATTGTGGGCTTGTGCGAACCTTAGCTTCCAGTACTGATTCATTGAACTTTATTCCGTTCATACTCAAGTTCTTACGTTCAATGTCGTAAATTTTTGCCTCTATGGCATCGAGGGATAGTTTAGCATCTGCAACCTCTCGTTCCGCGCGCGCTAGTCTTGCGCCGTACTCCATCAACAGCCTCGGTTGCTGCCGCCAAACCTCTTCCAGATTGTCGCGATCGAACTCCAGATCGGTCATGATTTTTTCGTAAATTTCGGTGCTCATTTTGTTATGTATCCACTTACTAATTTATATCAATAGTACCATGAAGAAATCAGCTGGTGGAGCATGTGTCGTGAGGGTGTGGAGGGTGCGGAGGGGCTTATAAATGGAGTATGCAAACAAAAAACCCGCCGTTTGGCGGGTTATATTTTGTGAATTTAGTTATTTCCCAATGACCCGGCCATTGCCGCGTATTTAATCTCATCTTCTGGGATTTCGGGGTGAAGCTTGATTTGCCGAATAACATAGGCAGGGACTTCGTCGCCCCAGAGTTTCGCCGCATCTTTGCAAATCTTATAAGCTAAATCTCTATGTTCAAAAGCATAGGCTTTACCATAGGCGTATTGTTGACAGCTGTGTACATATGCACCAAAGTCGCCATCCTTGTCTGGGAAGGCGCATCCGGAAAGTATTAGTGAGGTAGCGACGATGGCTATGCCTTTAATCGTGCGGGGCATTATTTTTTTCCTCAAAATTCAGGTTTCATCTGCTCAGGAAATTTCTTAGATGAAGCGTAATAGCTCCCAAGGGTATAAGCCTTTAACTGCTGTTCAGTGTCGACTCGACATGATGTGTTATAACAAGCACCGCTGATCATCCCATAAGCTGCAGCCTTTTTGTTTAAGTCTGCCTTTGCTTCTTCGATGCTGTTCTTGCTCATTGTCACGACGCATCCTGAAACAATCGCTTGGGCCTTGCGGTCGTCCATGTTAAAAATCACCGTGTTGGCTTCTTTACTGTATCCATTATTCTTGTAAACATCGGCAGCGAACTCACGACATTCAGTGTAGTGCGGGCTTGTTTTGACCTCATCATAATTCGGTATCTTCATGCCAGCACAGCCAACCATTATGAAACTCATCCCCGTTATTAGCGTTTTTTTTATCATATCCCTAACCCAAAGGCTCCGTTATGAGAGTGTGTAGTCCAGTTAAGTACCATTGTTGGTGCTACAAATATGTTCCCAAATTCACGAGAATAAACAAGAGCATCCCTTAAAAATGTGTGGCTTTATGTCTCAATTCTGTTAGAACGGGGTAAATTTTACACTGATTCCAAAGAATGCCCCGCCATAGGGCAGGGCATTCTTTATGCTACTTTTTTACCGAATATGTTTGATAGAGTGACTCTGGTCTGCCTCTTAAGCCGGTATTTTCTGACGTCGCCTATCTTGCTCACCTCCATGAACTCCTTGGCCACCTTCAGTACAAGACGGTCGCGGAACGTTTTAAATGAAGCCAGCTCTTCTTCTGGTTTGTCTGATTCATAAATCTCCAGCAGATATTGGCACGCCTTTGGATCTTGCGTTTTTAATGCCAGCGCACGCGCGCATTTCCGTAATCGACAAATAGGGTCGGCGCCATCCTGCTTTGCAAACGCCAATGCCAGATCGAGCGTGACAGGGCAGTCAATGATTTCCCAGAACTGGGATCGCAGAGTGGCTTCAATCGCCTTATCCTGAAACTCCTGTGGTATTGCTGTGAGCTCTTGTGCAATTTTATTCGCTGCGCTCATGTGTTTTCCTTTAGTCATTTGTTAATAGTCTCCGCTACCTCTGCCAGAATGGCTTCCAGCTTTTCTCCTTCCTCTGGACGGAAGTACAAAATATTCGGGTTAAATCCATAGAACACGGTCACGTCCAGGTCTGGCAGATATTCTTTGCGCCCAACAAGATCGGATGGCTTGCTCTTGTTATTGAACAGCGATGTCGCCCGGCTGCCGCACGTCAGCACGTAGGTTGGACGAACTAGATTTATCTCTTCCCGCATAAAGTCGATAAACTGGCCGATCTCATCTTTGGTGTAGTCTTTTTCCTTATCCTTTACCTTTTTACACACGCCAGTGACATACAAATCCCCCATACGCAGGTCACCAGAAACCAGCAACTTGGCTTTGAAGTCATCGTAGCCGTTCTCCATGAAGTAGCCGGTACGTGCATCATTGCCATTGGCGTTGTCGAGTATGACCATAATTTTTGGCTTAATGCCGATGCTTGGTCGTATCAACTCATCGCCCAGGCCCATTTCTGCGGCCATGCGAGTCATCAGCACATTGACCTCTGCAGAGCGTTTTGGGTTCATTTCAAATGGGCGTGAAGCTTTCACCGCATCGATCACCAGATTGCCCATCAGCTCTGCCTGGTCGCGCAGACGTACCGGATCGGTCGCCGGCATACTGCCAGGTTCAATAGAGGCGAATGCTCCAACCTTTTGCAGAGACTCACGTACTCGGCTGTTACAGGCTCTCTTCTCGACCGCTTCCTCAAATTGCGCCAGCGACTCGAACTTGCCACCAACTTTCTCACGCGCTCGCATAATGGCCTGGCACCCATTTTCAGAACATCCTTTAACCGTAGAGAACGGGGCGTAAAGTACCTGGCTGCCATCTTCGAGCGTGCGGATCTCGATGCGATTCGAGGACATATTAATGTCGGGTGGCAGTACGCGGATGCCATAGGTTAAGGCATCCTTTACCAGTCCCTGGTGCTTGTCCTCGCCAAGAATGGTGAGCGCTGCGGCGAAGAACTCTGCAGGGAAATGCGTTTTCAGCCACATGGATTGATAGCTGATCAACGAATACGCTACTGAGTGAGATTTGTTGAACTGATACGCACCGTTCTTCTCGAAGGCTTGCCAGATTTCACTGGCTTTTGTTTCAGATAACCCAGGATGTGACCCTGTCACGCTAACAACTGCCATCGGCAGCTTAACGCCGGCATCCAGCGCCTCTTCTACTGTCCGCAACTTGCCGTCTTCACATTTAAAATGTTCCGCGCGGTGTATGCGCTGCGCCGTGCCATCCTCCATAACGACGTCGATCCACCCAGCCTGAGCCTGAACGATGAATTTCTCGCCCATGCTCTTCATCTTCTCCATATCCTTCTTGCCGATCGCCTTACGCACACCATCAGCTTCGGCCATGGTAAAGCCTGCCAGCAGTCGCGTAGCGTTCATCGTCTGCTCCTGATAGAGAATGACGCCGTTTGTTTCAGCAGTCAGCTCGTCAAGTACCGGGTGAAGTGATTGCGGTGGCATGAAGCCCTTGGCCACAGCAACATAGTCGTCCAACATGCCTGACTGAATTGGACCTGGTCTGAAAAGCGCAGTTGTGGCCACAACGGTTTTGAAGCTCATTGGCTCGATACCACCACCCAGATCTTTGAGTAGCTTCCTCATGGGGCCGGACTCAAGCTGGAACACACCTTGCGTATACCCCGCGGCGAATCCATCAAGTACTTTGCGATCATCCAGTGGGATGGCATCGAGGTTGATGTCCTTACCGGTGCTCTCTTTGATGTAACGTTTTGCGCTATCCAGCAGATCGAGAGTGGCCAGGCCCAGAACGTCCAGTTTGATCAGCCCCATTGCCTCGCAGTATCGTTTATCGAATGCGATGCAACGCGCGTCTCCACGTCGCTCTACAGGGGTACGTTCCGTCAGAGGTACGCCAGCGACAATCATCCCTGCAGCATGGCGGCCGAAGCCACGCATCAGGTTTTGCAACTTGCTCGCCGCCTTAAATGCGTCCGGATGTTTGGTGGCGTACTTGTCCAGACTGGCCAGCTGCTCGCGCAGCTCCGACAGAGACAGACTGTCATCCTCCAGGGTCTTTAGCTCCTTGGAAACAGCCATATCCGCCGCATCAACTCCATAAATACGCGCTGTGTCGCGCAGTGCGGAAGCGGCGCCCAGATAAGTGAAGTTCGGAATGCCTGCAACATACTCTTCGCCATATCGGGCATTCAGATACTCGATCACCTCATGACGCCGCGCCTGGCTAAAGTCCAAATCCGCATCCGGCAAGTCGAGACGCTCAGGGTTAATGAAACGTTCGAACAGAAGACCATGACGGATTGGGTCAACGTTAGTAATGCCGATGCACCATGCCACCAGAGAGCCGGCGGATGAACCACGACCTGGCCCGACAGGAATACCAGTCTCGCGACTATGATTCATCAGATCGCGAACCATCAGGAAATAACCGCAGAATCCCAGGCGAGTGAGCGTTTCCATTTCATACTTGAGGCGATCGACGTAAACGCGGTGCTCGGAAGCTGGTGGCGTGTAGCCAAATTCTTTGTTGCTGAGACGTTTTCGAAGCCCTGCGACAGCCAGTTTCATCAACGTTGCAGGCTCATCGTCTGCCATTTTTGGCAGCGCCGGCGCCATCTCGTGCCAGCGCCATTCGCACGCCTTAACGATGGAGTCTTGCGTTGTAGAAGCCATGGCGGCAGATACAGATACGCCCATTCGGACAGAAAACTCTTTCAGAGCCTGCAGCAGATGACGGCGACCATTTATTGCATTGTCGCGCTGGTGGGGGATACGCAGCCGGTGTGGCTGATCGACTTTGATATTGTTCATCACCATGTGGGCGATGTCTTTGATGTCAGCGTCATCAACCCCTTCGTAATAAGCTGGGTAAAACGCAACAGGCTCGATTTTCAGTGCGCTTGCCACTTTCATGGCTCGCACGTTGATCTGGTCATAGAATGGCGTAGGGTGCGGATAAACTACGCTGTAGAAATTCTCGCGTCCGCCGGCAGTAATCAGCGCGCTAATAATTTTAGCGAAGTCCGGGCGCTGGAATACGCTGCCGATATCCGAAGTCAGCAACAGTATATTGCCTTTAGCGTAAGTAGCCGCCAGCTGTTCGAGCGCCAGGCGTGGTACGAAGTAAAACTGCTCGCGTGTATTGGCTAAAGTCATTAGTTCGCAAATGTCGCGATAACCTTGCTCGTTTTTAATCAGTGCGGTGAAGCAGTAGTTACGTCCACGCTCCAATGATTCCATACATCCATTAGACTCTTTGGCCAGTTTAGCCCGGTACTCGTATGTTGGATCGTCGACAACATTCAGCTTAACACCACAGATCACCGCCATCTCATCGCCAGCTGCTCGCTGCAGGGGGATAACGCTGGCGATATTCATCGTGTCAGCAGAGATAACCGCGGTATAGCCAGCCTCCTTTGCTACCTTTACTGCGTGCTCTGCTTTCAGTGCTGATTCTCCCAGGGAAAAATCAGTCCTGACCATCAGTGCTTTCATGTGTTTTTACCTTCTGTTTTTTCTTAATTTTGTCGTTGGGGAAGCCGACGAACTTCCCGTATATCGAAATCGCAACTCCTTTGGCTGCCTGGTGGCAGTCAGGCCTGTGAGCGCATGACAAACAGGCCGCGCCAGTTTCAGAAGCTGCGATAAGAGATCCAAAACAACCTTTACGCACGATTAACCGAAGATTTTCTGAACCACTTCACGCGCCGCTTGCGCAGAGGTGGAGGGGAGTTTATTGATGAATGACTTCTCGATGCCGGCTGCGAAATCACCTCGCATCATTCCGATTTTTGCGGACAGAAGCAGCTCACGCGGGCCGATTGGTTGGCTGATCATGTGTTGCTCATACCCGTCTCGTACCAGATTGGCGAACTTAACCATTTTTTCGGCGTATTCACGGATGATTCCCGCTTCAACCAGCATGTTCACCTCAGCACCAGGCTTCATGTACTTGACGTGAGATACGATGCCAAAGCGAGAGAAGTTAGCCGCGTTCTGGATGTTCGTTCCTTGATAAAGCCCCGTTTCATCACCTGAACCATTAGTGTTGCCTGTACCGATGAAGGCGAAGCGCTTATGCGGCGCCACGCGACGCCAGTCTGGTGTCGCTTCTTTGATTACGAGTGGTTCGCCTTCAAGAACTGGCTGGTAGATCCCCAGAATCTGCGGGAACGCAAAATCGTATTCGTCTGCCAGATAGACCCAACCGTTCTTCATCGCCAGCGACAGAAGCCCAGGTTCAAAGTAGGTTGTGCCTTCTCGCGCCAGAATCTGGCCCGTAATATGGGCTTCCTCAGTTGATGCCGTATGCTGTGAGCGGATAACCGGGCGATTCAGGAGCGCGCAAAGCTGGGTTGGCAGGGAGGTTTTCCCCGTACCAGCATGACCCCATAGATAACCAGGAATGCCGATCTCCAGCATCATGAAGATGTCTTTAATCAGATCGAAGTCGCCGTATACATAGCCGGCTTTCACTTCTGGCACGAACTCCGGATATGGCGTGTTGATGTTGACCGTCACCTGAAGGGGTTTGCCTCGAGGCGTGCCAAGTTCCTTGATGGTCAGGCCAAGCAGCTCGTGAGCGGCGACAAGCTCAGTTTTGTATTCGACTGTCCCTGCATAGCCGGGGTGGGAACTGATATCCGCGATTTTGCCGTCTGCTCCAGCCTTCTCAGAGCGTTTATTCTTTAACGCTTCAATGGCCTTTGGAGACAGCGTTGGTTCCCCGGGGAATGCTGTGGTGTACATTTTCACTACGTCATCCACACCAAGCCCTTTGGCTTCTTCCGGAATGCCTTCACAACGTCCCATCGAAATGTGGGATTTGAGGTGATGGAAGGATTTTCCGCACCATTTGCAGGTGACGGCATCAGAGTGGGCGTCTTGTGGTAGCGCAGTCGCGGTCATGTGTTTTTCCTTACTTGTTGTCGTTTCTGGGCTCTATTCTATACTAATGTATCAGGCTTTATAGTAACTAGTTACTTATTTTATAGGGCACAATATTTACTCTAAAATGATACGAGATAACTCACTGACAACTGACGTACCCAACTCTTCGACCTTATTCACCAGTGCATAGTTTTTGTAATACCGGCGCGGCGCGTCCGTAAGAATGCCAATGGCCAACAGGTTGATGTCACTTGTGTTTTCGATGTCATTCGTTACAGAGCGCAGATGGTTACTAAAGCCATCCCCCGCAGCGCATGGGGCGCCGTCGCTCTGCACAATCATGATCTTCTTGTCTTCCATACGCCCTGCAAACAGAGAAGCCAGCTGTGCGATGCTCTCGCCATCCACGTTGTTTAGCAGGGGGAAAGTCTCCGCCACACAGCCCATACGAGCACGTATCTCTGGTGAGTTCGCTTTCTCATGCCAGTTTTTAATAATCGGCAGCATAAGCGCTTCAAAGCGGCTAAACCCACGTTTCGACATAGTTGCTACATCCGGATTGCCATAAGTAGTGAAGCCGGTAATGACGTTCGGAACGTGGATACGATCTAGGGCGTCAGCCAGTGTGTATGCGGATGCCAGCGCGAGCTCGATTTTTCGGCCGCCCATTGAACCTGACAAATCGATGACCTGTTGAACGCACGCGTTCACGGCCTTGTGGTCTTCTTTTCTCCGGAATACCCGATCGTCATTCATCGACAGTCGGTAAAGACTCGCCCCATGTACGCGTCCACGACGCTGGCCAGGGATGAACTGAACACGGTTACGACTGGCGATCGCGCGCTCCAGGTCTTTGGCCAAGGTAGATGACACCGAGGAAGACAGATGTCTCTCCACCTTCATCTCAAACAGTTTTCTGCCCTCTGGAACAATGCGGTAGCGATCTACGGGCGAATACATAGGGATTGCGCCAAAAGCTTTTCTGGCGCGCTTAATATGCTCTTCTGCCTCGTCAATTGGCCCCAGGAAGTCGTAGGAGCGATTGTATGGCCGGTAATCAGATAGTGACGCGCTGGCTAGCTCCGACTTGATCGCCGACGCCAGCGCATCTTCGGTTGAAGAACCTATCTCTTCATCGACGTTTTCTAATGCCTTGAGAGCATCATCAAGAGACATATCGTCAGCGTGTGGGGCAAAGCCGGCATCGCTTTCATCCGAGGTATCACGATCCCCTTCATCCTTCTCCTTGCCACCGTCTTTGTCTGCCTTGCCTTCACCTTCACCGTCCTCGACAGCTTCGCTATCATCAGAGGAGCTGCCGGGCCCGTCCTTAGCGCTATCATTCGTGGATGGGTTGTAATCACCTTCATCATCCACTTCTTCCCCTGCATCTGAGCCCAGAGATGTAACAGGATCATCAGCTGTCGTTTCTTCGCTGTCAGGCAAGTCGTCAACATTTTCATGGCCTAAATCGCCATCTTCAGGTTTATTTTCTGTATCATTTATTACTTCATCACTGTTAGGTATGTACTTACTTATCAATTTGTCTGATTTTTCATCATCTTCATCGTCAGAGCTAAACTCATCAGGAGTGCTATCGAGCCCCTCTTCGTCACAAACCTCAGTATCGTCTCCAGCAGCCGGCTCATCTGAACTGTCTTCTTCTGGTTCGGTCTTTTTGGTTAAAGAGGACTCACGTTCAGGTAACGGGCCTTCTGGCATCTCAGTCATTTCACGCAGGATCTTAGCCATTGCTGCTGCAACCTTGACGCAATCCTCAGTGCTATCCATACGACGGACAGCTTCATCGACGCCAAACTCTTTCAGAACGGCAATAGGTTTATCGATGAGGTGCCAGTGCTCCTCCATGAAATCAGCAAAAGTTGGTTGGCCATCCCACGCCCGTAGAACCGGACAGAGGAAGAACTTTAGAAACAACTCGCGTTGATCCCCGCGGCACATCGCTACCGCCTTTTTAATGTGGGGATTAAAATATTTATCAATCATGAGGTTACGTGTGGACAATAGGTTGCGCCGGCTGCCGGTGAACACTTCACTCATGCGACGTTCGATGTAGACGTCTTCCAGGGCATTCCAGAGTCCGAATGCCTTTGTGTTGCGCATTTTCTTGACGACTTTTTCGTCTGTGAAAAGGAGATGGCCAACCTCGTGATCAAGGAATCCACGTATGGCATTCATAAGCGCAGGGCTCGCGTCATCTGGTATGGATGGGATGTTAACCATGACTGGTTCACCCTTTTTATTGTAGCGAACGTATGCTGTGTCTCCGCATTCAGCTACAGGAATGTTCTTGCCCGAAAGAAGACCAACGACGCGTTTTACGGAATCGCGGAAGTCCTGTACCTCTTTGAGTACAGTTTTGCTGGGTTTGGTTGCCATGTGCTTTCCTTATCGAGTAAACAAATTGTTTTCAGATATAAGAAAATAACACTGCGCGAACAGGGGAGGAAGCAATTCGCGCAGGGGATCAATGAGTTATAGGCGGGTTATAAATTTTAGTTGATTCGAACCGCGAAAGAGAGGTCGCCAGTATTGATCAGCGTGAAAGAGCCATTTTCCAGGGAGAACCGGAAAACAGTAGCGTCGCGCGCTCTAACGTTTACCTGGTGATTTGGTAACTCAGATAGTACTTCTGCAGCCTCCAGGTGTGTCAGCGCGAAAACATTGCCTACATTCAGAGCAAGTAAATTAGATGACAATTTTTCCATTAATAGCATCCTAATCAACAGGTTTCATTTGGAGGTGATGGTACTACCTATTGATATAAAAGTTAATAAAAATGTATCGTAATGTCTTAAACAAAAACAATCAAAAAAATCAACAGAAGTACCGGATTTTACTAATTTATCCCTAATTTCGCGTGATTTATGTGCGATAATTGCCTACAAATAGCCGGATGTAAGACTTTACAATAACAACCGTTGCTGTAATATCGGTAAGTACTTACCATACAATAAGATCACACGAGGATAGTAACTACAATGACAATGGCCGATGAGAAGACCGCTCGTTACGTCGCCTACATCGATTCTTTAATCACTGTTTCGCCGAAAAGTCAGTCGGCGATCTCCCGTGAGATTGGTTACAAGAATCCCAACATTTTGTCCCTGATAAAAAAGGGAAGAATTCCGCTGCCGGTAGAGAAAGTGCTACCACTGGCAGAAGCACTGAATGCAGACCCAGTACGTCTCATGATGATGGTTCTTGAAGACCGTCAGCCTGAGCTGGCAGATTTTTTACGAGACCAGGGCATCGCGCCGCTGACTCCGGAAGAACGTGAGGTTCTCGCAGCTTTCCGCAACCGCTTTCCGGCTCAAACTGATGGTGTTGAGCAGGTTGTGGAAGCAATTAAAAAGCTATGAGAAGTTTACTCTGATCAGCTCGGTGGATAGGCGATCTCCCTTCATTTTGTGGTCAATTTCTTCTAAATCTGGTTGCTCAACAATCGACGAGATGTACGATGAGAAGCTCTCAAGGGCTTCTCGCATCTGATCCATGTAGTCATATCGGTCGTATACACGGTCGATACCTTCCAGACTATGATTCATGATCTTACGTGATACTTCCTGTGAAATATTAAGGGCTGGAAAGTAGCTGCGTGCCGTTCTACGCAGATCACGTGGGGTAAACGACTCCACTTCCCCAAGCTCTGGTCGCTCTAGAATCCGCCTCAACGCCTGGGCTATTGCAACCTTTGACATTGGCGTATCAGCTTTCTTTTTGTTCGACGGGACGAGCCACTGGCTGCCGGCGCCATAAGCAATCAATTCTTCTACGCACTTCCGCATCAGTGAGCTCATCGGAAGGGTGTGCGACCGGGCCGATTTGTTGCGAGATCCTTGATTCCATACATTTAGCTTAAGGTCGAACTCGCTTACTCTGGCCCGCAGCACTTCATCTGGACGTCTGGCAGCTACGAGGCAAAGTCTTGCCGCCCATTTCGTGCCTGGACATACGTCGAAATAGTCCCAGACATTCCAGAATACCCAAACCTCTGCGTCCGTCAGGCATCGTTCCCGCGGGGCCGTCTTCGCGCCGCCGGCAACTTTGTTCAGCGATATATCATTCAGGGGCGATGTTTCGATAATCCCCTGGAAGGCACACCATCCCAGGAACTGCTTCATGATGGAAAAAACACGGCGCCCCATCACGATCTTCCCTTCAAGGATCAGCGGGTTGACCAGCTGATTCACCATTATTCTATTCAGGTTACTTACTTTTTCCTGAGCGATATGCGGGAGAACATGTATCAAAACACAATGGACAGCTATCTCGGGCCGGCGGCGAGTTATCAATAATGATAAGCGAGTGAATAACATGAATGCGTCGGCGAAAGTCAGATCGGCGCCCTGCATCGAGACCGACCTGGCATCCATCTGCGATGCTCGATCCAGATAGGTGATCGCTTCCTGTGACGTGTTTTCCGCTGCGCGTGCTCTGTCAAACGTGTTTTTCATAATCTGGCCACTGTATGACGCTTTTTATACTGTGTTTATATACAGTATATTAGGCATTGTTTTTATTGAGATCAACCTAAAATACCCTCTTTTGTCTAATGATTCCATACCTACCAAGTATGGAATCATAGAAAGGCCTTTTTTTGAAAATTAGTCATCAGGGCCGTGCCATTTTCCCGCTTGTTTGTTTGCGACATCACCCTTGTCTTTGCGTTATGTCCCATCGTTGTCCGGTGCCAGTTTAGTCATGTTTGCGTCTATGGCTGTCTCGATGCCGCTTGGTCTCGAAGGGGAATTCGTCAATTCATGTTATGATAGCTTTAATGGTATAGCTATGAAGGAATCATAGATGATGACCTTAAAATATTATTTACGGCACTGCTTATGGGGATGGTGTGGTTATGGCTATCTGATCTATTTTATAGTGCGCGATATGAATGACGGACTCATTTTTCCTGCCTATGTTCCTTATATGCCATTTGTGGTTACATATCTTGTTTTAAGCGCCGTCCTGTACCCATTCTCATATTATACTTCGGAGAAACTAGCCCTTAAGATAATGACCAAACCCTTTTGGGATCGTCACATTGGCGTGAATAGCGGTGTGTATGGCATGTTCATTATTTTGTGGTTATTTTGCCTGCCGCTTTCTGTACCGTTATTTCTCGTATATTTATGCATACGCGCAAAGACTAGATTAATTGCCTAAAAAATATGAAAATTATCGCAATAGAACCACGCTACGAATGAGAAAGGCATGGAGCTGCAGGTAACTACGGGTTTGTTAATTTCTGGAAGGCTGCCGCGTATTTGGCGATGTCGCTCATTTTGACTGGATCACTGGCTGTTTTGTGTGCCTCTTTCGGGAAGATGGCCAGCAGACTATACACGTCCTGAAACTTGGCGTGCTGGGTATAAACGAGGGCGCGGTCGCTTGTACAGTTGAACCTGTTGCGGTGACTATTTCGTTCTTGCTTGGTGAATAAGAGATGAACGTGGTAAACACGAGAGGAAACTACAGAACCAGGTTCGGTATAGGGGCCATCTTTGCCAAAAACGGCCGGATAAAAGCCGTTCTTAAAACTCACAAAATCAGTAAGTAATGAGGTCTCCAGATCAGGCATTACTCTGAAGACCGGCTCCAAAAATTGGGCGTAACTATCACTGTTCCATGTGACTTTCATCGATCAGCCTTAATGGAAGGAGAAGTTTGCGAAGACGTCCTCATCAATGAGACCTGTCTGCGATTCGATAACCTCAACTTCGTTAAAGCACTGATTTAAAATCATCAGGAGGTCAGAAACCGCCAGACGGTACTCAGTGATAGCGTCACTCAAGCGTTTCAGGTACGGATGTGGCTGTTCAGCATCACGGATGAACTTGTTAACGAAGCCTTCTAAACCGCGTATGGACAGGTCAACGTTCTTCAAGTCCTCGTAACGGCTTTCACCGAAAGTATCGCGGATTTGTTCCGCGCTGTAACCTGAAATGTTATGGGTCAACTGGACGTGTTTCGCCGTCAGCTCTGCGAGCCTTTGTTCAATATCCGCAAGTTGAGCTGCGGTGTCACTCTCAGCAACCGGAATGCCTTCCGTTTGCGGCAGTCTGAACTCATGGGAATCTGCAAAACCGGGCCTCGTCGACCTTGTGATGCCGCCGAAACGGGGACGCATCTTAAATTTTGTGTGTACACGCTTCGGGAATGCTTTCGGAGTGCTATTTGCATTCGAAAAGCGTGAAGCGTTAGAAGTCACGGTAGCAAGAGCATTGCTAATGACATTCATATCTTCCAGGCAATTTTCTAAATGCATAAAACCTCTTTACAGCTAAATGGCTCGTACCTAAGTGTACGCTCTGTTATCAAAAGCGACAAATCAAAACGGCCCCAAACGGAGCCGTATTGTATTACAGAGTGCTTGCGAAAGCAGCAAATTCTGTGTAACCGCCGATTGGAACATCGTCCAAAAACACCTGGGGAATGGTTTCTACCGGCTTCCCAACCATGTCACTCAGCTTTTGTTTATCGATCCCGGCAGCGACAATATCGATGTACTGATATTCGCCATATCCATGCCCCTGCAGCTGCTTTGCCAGCTCAACTGCCCGCTTACAGAAGGAGCAATTATCTCGGCCATAAATCACACACTTCATTGTTTTGCCTCGTTAAATCTTTGTTTTAAGAGATATCCTTCAAGTGGCCAGATTTTAGCGACTGCGTTCTGGCGCGCAATCTTACGACCGATCTCCGGATCAAAGTTTTCCGGGCTTGCACAAGCTGATTCACCGGTAACGATGAATCCGTTCTCCAACACCAGTACACAAAACGTCAGTAATTTAAGCGACTCAAGATCAGCGTCGCCACCAACTGGCACCTCTTTGCCGGCATAGGTCCCACTTGCCAGGGCGCCAGATCTGCCATCAAAGGCCGTAAAATAATGTTCGGCGCGGATAACGCTTTGGATACGTTCTGGGGTTACTCGCGCGGCCGTTTTTCCCTTGGCCACGATTTCTTTTTCGATTTCCATGTCAGTCATTTTGTTTCCTTACAGATAGGCTTGAAGCGCCACTTTGCACAGCTCAGAGCGCACGCAATCTTCGGCCGTGAACTCAATGAGCCCTACCTGGCGAGATGGCCGGAACCGCTGCAGGGCGTCCTCAAGACCAGATTTAACATTACCCGGCAGGTCGCATTGCGTTACATCACCATTCACGATGACCGTTACGTTCTCACCCATCCGAGTTAGGAACATCTTCATTTGTGACGCCGTCACGTTCTGGGCCTCATCGAGGATCACCACAGCGTTTTCGAACGTGCGACCGCGCATGTATGCGAAGGGGGCGATCTCGACTTTAGCCACCTCAGGCTTTAGGCAGTATTCGAGAAATGAAGCGCCCAGGCGCTTCTGCAGCACATCGTAGACGGGACGAAAGAACGGAGCGAACTTCTCGGCCATATCGCCAGGCAGGAAGCCCAAATCCTCCTCTGCCTGCAGTACAGGGCGCGTAACGATAATTCGCTCTACTTCCTTATCGAGTAATCGCTGTGCCGCGACGGCAGTCGCCAGGAAGGTTTTACCGCAGCCGGCTTCGCCAGTGGCGAACGTCAGCGATTTGTTATCGAGCGAGATAAGATAGTGGGCCTGGGCTTCGTTGCGTGCCTCTATGGGGGAAGTGTCACGCTTCGGTTTTGGGGGGAGAGCAGGGGCGGCGGAGGCCAGCTCGTCTACGATAATTGTGTCGATCTCGTATCCGACAATACGCGATTTTGACTTAAGCGCCTGGCGAGCTGCACGTCGCGCCTGTTTACGTTTGTTTCCCATATTGAGTCCTTTCAAGTGAGTAACCAGACGAACCATACCAAAAACCCAACAAAAAAGTAAGTAAGTAGATACCTACTTTAGTTGTGGCTTAGCATAAATGTGGATAAAATGAACTCGTGGTGAAAATGCAACCTATTTAAACTTAAACGGAAGTATAAAATGCAACATGAAAATATCGTATTAATTGAGGAAGTATACAAGGACTTTACAGATAAAATAGCAAATCTCAACGATTTTTCACACACTGTAAAAAAGAATACAGAAAATATTGCTTTAGACATTGAAAAAAAAGACAAAGAATTGAATGCAATCCGCCCACAAATGAACATGATAAATTAATACAAGAAAAAATAGGAAAGACATTTAGGAGTCATTTATTTTACAACCCTTATAATGACGAACCGACTTCCTATGGATATAGTGAAATAGATGTCTACAAAGAGATGGAACTTTGCCTGAGTCTTAAAAACAAACAATATCAATGGCTATTAACCGAAGCCTACGAACTATTTGAGGATTACATTGAGTCTATTTATGCTTGTGCTGGTTATATAAATAACGATTTCTGGCCGGCTTCAGATTATGGCTCAATTAGTGTTTCGGACATAAAGTCCATGGATTTCAGTTGGTTTCAAGCTACAGCAAGGAAGAAGAAAGAGGCCACCAAAGCAGTACTTAATAAATTAAGGGCTGAAATAGAAAACTTTGCTAAAGTCGAGACAACAAATTCAGCCAAAAGGAATTATCGCTTTTTAATTACAATGATTGAAAATATGAGGCATATTATTGTACACAATGGCGGATATTTTAACGATACCGAACTATTTATTAGCAACACCATTCAGAAATCAGGAATTAATGGTAAGAAAGTTCAGGATTATGAAATTTATATAAAATACTTTATTGGTGAAATGCAAGGTAAGGATGCTGTATCATTAATCGAAGTGCCATCTGTTAAATATCCAGCACATATGAATGCACATGTCAGCAGAATAAACTTCCTTATTAGTATTTTACTGGAGTATTCATTTATGGTTATGACTGAGTTGAAAAAATATTTTCAAATTCAGTGACAAAAATTTAACTTTGACATCCAAATCTTGAGCTTTCTTAGGCAGGTTTTTAATTACGTCCAAAGTACATCTTCCGTAATGTGTGTCACAGCGTTGAGCGGTCTGGCTATGGTGACAGGCGGAGTCTTTTAGATAAGAAAAACAAAACCAAACCGCTCAACGCTGTGTTGGCGGAGGATAATGGAATCGAACCATCATCGCTTTCGCAATGGGACGGTTTTCAAGACCGCTTGGGCGCCATGCCCTCTATCCTCCGTTCGTTGTGACGCCAGATGCTTATCTTCTGGTTGCTTCAACGAGCTGCAATTCATCACAACGGTAAGGGCATTCAGGGAATCAGATCCGTCGCGAACAGCCAAAGAGCGCGCCTTCCTTGCTGTCGTCCAAATACCCTTACCGTTGTGGCGATGGTGGGTGGATTCGAACCACCGACCAGTTGATTAACAGTCAACCGCTCTACCACTGAGCTACACCATCTAAGGTTGACACCGTCAGCCTCTGTCGATTCACGGACTTGTGGGGCTGTATCGCCGATTCACCGGTGTCGTTCGCAGCAGTCCTACCGCTTTCTGCCACTTGTGCTTTACGTATTCACCAAACGCTTACAAGCCAAGATCTTCAAATACTCTCCGAGGGTTGAGGAGGGCTTTCTTTCAGATCTAATTGGATGTATGGAATCATTTAATCGTTGTGGCCACGGGGCAGTGACAACAATGGCTATAACCAGAAGGATAATGAATCCGTGACCACAACGTTGAGACCACTGGACGGATTAATGTACTTGGCCCTACATGTCTGCCGGTTCTGCTTCTGTGATGCAAAAACCAGTGGTCTCAACGTTGCGTGCTGGCTCACCTAACCAGCCGGGTTACGTCGCCATTTTTAACCCAAAACTAAACGACATAAGTAACAGAAATGACGTAACAGGATAGACGGTCGGGCCTTTGGGAGCCGGGATGTGTTGGACATAAAACCCAACCGCCCATTCTGTTACCTCATCGGTAAGGGCACTGGTTAACCAGATGCCCTACCTGCGTTTTGCAATCACACTCGCTTAGTGTGTCCCATTTCGGTGACGAGGCTGGAAACTGACCTCGCTGGTGTTTAGCTTTTTAGGCTACTGCCAGGTACTGATTGTCGTTTGCAGTTATCTTTAAACGTTCAAACAGTCGCGTTTCAACGAAAACAAGCCAATCATAGTTGTATCAATTTAATAAGTAAATACTTACCTATTATTTCATACGTCAGTTTGATCATTTTTTGATCAGTACTGGCTTCTCATCCTGCGTCCGTTGGATTGTGGCCGTTAAACGTTTGACTCTGATCAATCGCACTTTCTTAGATCTGTAGCAGTCACCTGTTCTACGTTGTTAATACATTTTGTCGTCTATGAACGTATAAGTGATTCACACAATTTTACTTATCCATCCTTCGATAACATCATAGGCCACATAGCTTTTCGCGATAACAGTTGTCGCTATTACAAAGAACCATTTATGCTTTCCCACAAATCTTTTCACCTTTTCATATTTACTCAGTGATCCCTCGTAATACTCAATCAGAGTAATCCACTGCTGAATTTGCTCTTTATAATGATTACAAAGATTTTTATTTATTTGGGCTTGCTGCAACGACCGACTCCTAGACAACCAACCACCAGTAACTGGTGGCTTAATTTCAGGCAGTTCAGTATCAAATTTAGTACGTTGTTGGTTAAGCCGATCAACAACAACACGAAGTTCATCTGCGGTGAGATCATTACGAGCATAAATATCTTTCAGTTGAGCTAGTGTCATATGAAGCACTCTTTTGGTTGATGACATTAATTATACCATCTTCAGATATGCTCTGTAGGAGTCGCCCCGTGGAGCTACAGAAATGTAAGTTACGGGCAAACTTCTTAATCAAGGCATGACAGATGATGAAGCCAAGGGCGACGCCTCCAAAAAAAGACAATACGATGTATGGAATCATGAGTATTCTCCTGCTTCAATCAGTTGCTCAAGCAGCTCTCGCCCCTTATTCGTTAACTGGTAGTTCTCTGCCTTTCCTTCCGGTTCGACATTGGCCACCAGGTTCATCTGTTCGAGCTTGGCTCGTGTCTTGGGTTTCCAGTTAGCGTAGAAACATGACCATTGGCTGATTTCACGCAGGGTTTCCTTCTCTCGCTTACTCAGGACGATCATCGCCAGTCTCCTTTAGCGTGTCAGTAATGTCGATGATGCGGTATACGCGGCCACGTCTTTCCATCAGCCCGCGCTTCACGTAATCGTTGATGCAGCTGAGCATCATTCTTTATCTCCGACACGTTCTTCGGTATCGCGAAGGCATTTGGGCCACTTAAGCCGCGGATGACGCAGACTGCCATCTGGCGTGTACTCGTGAAAATTCACCTTAACAATACGGCCCATGTACTTGTCCTGGTTATGCCAGATCTCATCGAGGTAGCGATGTTTGATTCCAGAAGCGCGAACCTCGGTTCCATCTTCGAGGCGAATAACGATTTTGCCGAGCGTATGAGCAAAGCCGGCATCCGGATCTCCGGGTAGAAAGCCGATAATCTCCCCATCAGCTTCGTTTTCATCTTTTAGTTTCCACCAGCTGCGGGTGCGCTTGAACTCGTATACAGAATCCGGGTCTTTGCCCATCTCTCCTTCTTCGTTATCGTCCAGACGCTTCATAAACCGCTCTACAAAGTCTTCATGGCTGTAGATGATGTAGAAGGGATGCATATGAATGTCAGCCGCGTAATCCTGGCCGCGTGTATTTCTGAACCAGGCCACCAACAATGAAAGGCGCTGTTTCAGCTTCATACCGTTCTTCTGGTATTCGACTGTTTTAGCCTGTACGCGCCACTCTGGTAGGAAGAAATCGAAGATATGATAGGTTGCGCCAACCGCCTTCACGTTCTTCTTGCGTAGCGCTGAGACTGAATTGTTAAAAGAACCTGCAGTACCTTCACCATCGAAAAAGATGTGTTTGTAGCCGGAGAGCTTGCCCAGCTCCAGCATGGCAGGTTTCAGGTGATCGAGAGATGTAATCGGGTTTCCGGTACGCGACAGAAAGTTAACCTCTTCCTCGTCCACGATCACTTCACAAATAACCCGAAGACCATCCAGTTTGAGGCTGCCTATCATTGGCCATCTGGCTTTTGGATTTGCCTTGAAGGGGTACTTGTCGCCTTTTTCTTTATAGGCGGTGGCCAGCTGCACCTCAAACTTTGGGATCGGGTTGGCGAATACCTTATTGCATAGACTTATGCCGACGCCGGCTTTCGGGTCTTTCAGCAGGAACCGGCGAAATACGTCCTGACCGTCTGCACACATCGAAGCAACCAAAGACTCGACCGCAGTAATGGCTGCGTTCCCCGTAAGCTCCCGGGCAGCCAGTTTCTCCAGCAGCTCTATCGCCTTCTGATCACTGGGTACGGACTTGCTAAGTGGATCGGCCACTTTGTATTTCTTCACCCCGAAACGAACAAATGGGTTCAGCATGAGTGACACCATTCTTTGTTCGAAGTCATCCATACTGGCCAACGCCTCTTTCTTGGCGTTCGTTCCCATTGTTTTAATGGCGTCCAGCTTATGTTTAAGCGCGATCAGCTTCTCCATTAGTCGGTCTTCTCCTTTAAGGTTTCTTTGATAAGTTCTGAATAAATCTCGCTGGCATCCGGCAGTCTGCCAGTTTCAGCCACGGTCGAAGATTGGCGCTTCCCTTTAATTCCACTGTAGATAGATGCACTGCCTCTCTTCGGCTGCAAGGTTCTCGCTGTTCGGTTTCTTTCCTCCACCTCTTCAATGAGCGCCGGCATATCGACGAAATACAGCGACTCACCTTGCCGGATTTCCTCCACCATCATTTTCAGCGCCTGGCATTTTCCGGCCGAAATGGCGTTCGCACAGGAGGTGAACGATGACGCCGGCAGTCGCTTCTCTTTGAAGGCAAGGATCGTGTGCTGACAGACGGTGTAGCTGCAGTACGAGGCATGTCCGTTAAGCTTCACTTCCGGGCAACGCAGCGAGTAGCCGTTGAGTCCAGAGATCGAAGGGATTTTTGATAAGTCAGTTTTGGTAGCCATTTCTCTAAACGATAACCTTGTACTTACTTACTAATCAGTTTAAATAACTCTGTACGGGGACACAGTACATAGTCACGGCTTACCAGGTGGCCCAGCCGGTCATCTTGTCACTTGCGGCTTCGTATCGATAAGGGGTTAGCAGGTCGTTTGCAGCATGAACGGCGTGGGATTTGGCTTCCTGAATCAGCATAGGCATTTCATTGGCCAACCGACTGATCTTACTTGCGTATTGCGCCAACACACCATCACAGACGCGGCCAGCCTCAACGATAACGTTGATTAAATCCAGGTCACTACGACACAAGTCGCAGATACGCCCATAGTCCAGCTCACGAACACGCGCTATAGCCTTGTTGTAATCTCCAGAGACAATCATTTCCAACAAGCCTGGTGGTGCCACCAGATCTACATGGCGCTTTTCAACATCGGGAGAGGTCATGACGCTGACGAAAGCCTCTCCTACTGTCTCGCATTTGCTTTCTACGGCTCTTAGAGTCACGTCCACGCTCTTCTCAAGCGTTTCTCTGCTTTCCATCTGGTAGCAGTTTGAGAAGATGATTTTGTCGTCATACCAGGCGCCAAAGCGCACAAGGTGCCGAATGCCGGCCTCAAGCGACGGGACGATGAAAGCAACCAGAGCTACACGCTTTTGAACAGTACCAGGCATTTCAGGCGTCTTTGCGTACCACACCACCACCGACGTATGTGTCGCCCCTTCTTTGAGAGGAATGCAGGATAGCGCATTCGATATATGCTCTGATGCCGTGTTGAATGAGGCATCGATGATGCTCTCCAGCTCGCCCACGCCAAGCTCTACGCCTGACTTCTTGATCATCTCCAAAACTGCCTGTTCGATATCTTCTTTCATGTGATGTCCTCCACAACCAGAAATAAAATTATTACATGAAAATATGTAAGTAGCTACTTATCAAAAGACAGCAAAGAGGGACATAATGGCACCAACCCAACACAGCAGTGCATGGGCCACAAGAGCGTTTAGCTCGGAGCGAAGCTATCTATCAAGACTTAACCTTACTAATGCTGTTCGTACTCTGCTAACATCTTAAAGCGCATAGCAATGTGTCAGGGTATTGACCACCCTGATTGATAACAAACGCCATAAAATTAGAATGCGTTTTGCATAGAAGAGGAAGGTATGACTTTTTGGAATGATTCCTACCAGAGCGAATTAAAATCAATAGACCTTTGGATTGATAAAAATATCAGATATAATGATGTTATCCCTGGCGATCTTAGCAAGCTTAGTGATAATGAGTTTATAGAGGCTGTATTGTTTCTTAGTTGGGATTATTTTCGAAACTTATTTGTTTCCCACAGGGATTCTCTCAACAAATATACTCAATTCAATCAGCGCTACTTACAAGAAAGAGCTCTCCCAAGGTTGGATAAACTAGAGTCAAACCGTTTTTATTTTTTAAGCATTCTAATAAGAAATGTGTACGAGCACTATTTCTGGACTCAAGATTCTGCACATCCTCCTGTTTTTGTAGAAAGGGAGACACTTGAAAGATTAGACCAACTGGCCTCCCCCTCTGATAGAGATGCGCAATTCTTGTGGATTGAGCGCTCAATGCCTGCCGCATTAATAAAGAGTATTTTATCATCGGAAGAATTTGTTACATTGAGAAAGATGGCTAACGATGTCAGTGGGTATGAAGAAAAATTCACCAACCAGATAGAGTTAGGAACTCAGAAAGCTCAAGAACAAATAGAAAAAGCTTCTGATAACCTTAAGGCGTTAATTAATAGAGCTGAAAATTCTCAAAAAGATATCAGTACGTATGTTGATAAGCTTAATGAATATAAAAGCGAGTATAACTTCGTCTTGTTGAGCAAAGCATTTTCAAATTTACTACACACAAAACAAGATGAGTACCAAAAAAATCACCATAGCGTTATTTTCTTTTCAGTTTTATTGGTTCTTATCCCCACAGGGGCTTTGATAAACCATATTTTCGAGCTGTATAAGGTTGAATTCAACCTTAGCGCACTTGCTTATTACTTACCGATATTATCGCTAGAGTTGCTAATGTTTTATTTTATGCGTCTTTATTACATTGAAGGAAAAGCTATTAAGGCTCAACTCTTACAGATAGAACAGAGGCTAAGTCTTTGTGAGTTTATACATGATTATGTGGAGACAAAAAGTAAATCAGGCTCTGAAAAGGAATCGTGGTCATTATTTGAAAAGCTAATTTTCAGCCCTATACAGGTTTCTTCTGAAAACATACCGTCCTTACTGGATGGTGCATCATCTATTGCCGAGTTAGCTGGAAAAGTCTTGTCCAGAGATTCAAAATAATCATTGCTGGCTGCTCAGGCGGCAGGCAGCCAGCAATATACTTCACGAATTAAACACCCTTATACCGAGAACCTTGCTCTGCAGCTCCAACTGCTTAGAGTAGGGTTTTGCACGATAGTAGGCTTTGAGAATTTGTTCCTGGGTGGCCTCCCCGGGATCTAGCCCTTCTTCTCCAAGACAGGCTATTTTCACATTTAACCCTATACTGGTTAATCGTCTGGCGGCCGCCATTGTGTTGCGGATCGCTTGCTTCTCGCTATCCCACATCATGATGACGTTTCGCAGACCATCAGCCTTTAACGACAGAAACGCGCCCAGTTGGTCTTCTGCGTCTACAGTCGTGTTTCCGGACAGATGCATCCCGAACGTGCCAATGGGCTCTACGTAGTCCCGGAGCGTCTCTTCGTCGAATATGGCGCGCTTAACCCCCATGACATCGAAAGCCCCCTCACAGACGACGACTGTTTGCTTTCCAACTGCGTTATGTCCGTTATAGAGAAACCTCCCGGATGCCGGCAGCTGCATTGGAAAGAGATATCGGCGTTCTGCTGCGCCGGTGACGTCACGCCCCTGGAATGTCTTCATCACCCCATTCAGATCGTAAATCGGTATCAGGATGCGCATATCGAATGCCTGCCCTTTAACCTGATCGGTATATGGGTCGACATAAGCATGTTTTCCCTCGACGCAGTAACGCAGGTCAAAATATTTGGCCAGCTCCGGGGTAATGTTCCGCTCAACAAGATAGTCCGGCAGCCGACCGTCAATTGGCAGTTCATAATGCCGCGGTAAAGCCACCGGGCCTTCAAGTTCCACAGCACTGGCCAGCACAACCTCTTCTTTTTTTGGCGCCCAACCTTGAGACAGGAGTGCGTTATGTACGTACTCCTCAAAGGCACGACGAGACTTACCGCTGTAGTGTTTGAGGAAAACCAGCTTGTTAAATTGAATTTCTTCTGGGTGATCACCGGCGAAGCATTTTCCGACGTTGTTGGTCAGGTTGAAATAGACCTTCCAGTTAGTGCTTCCACATACCGGACATTCTTTGATATTCACTTCGCGGCCGCGGGCGCTTACACCGCCGCGACGATAGATGATGCCTTCCATATCCAGCCATTGTTCGAAATCCAGCTCGGACAGTAATTCTTTGAGGTCACTCATTGTCATTTACCGCAATTTTTAAAAGGCAATATCTTGATAATCCTCTGTTTTTGAATACCATAGAGGCTCATGTGTTTTTCCTTTTGTGATTAACCAAAAGGTAATTTTTAAGGGCGTGGGGCTGTTATCCGTCTTTGCCCCACGCCTATTTTTTTAAAGAACTTCCATGATCCGCTCGATGAAGCGCATCTGTTCGAGGTTCTGCTTAACGCGAATACTCACCCCGCCCTTCTGGTTACGGGAACCAGCAAAATAGAGTCGTGCTTCGCCTTTGGCTTCTTCCTCCTCAGTCTTGTTGATAGTGATGACTAAGTCGGCGATACGGACTTTTTCGATATTGTCCGCGGCGTGCATCATGGTGGCCACTTCGGATGAGCCACCTTCACGGTTGGTCTGGGATGCCGTGATTCCTGCAACGTTGTGCTTATCGTAGAGAGCACGCAGATCGGTGTAGATAGAACGGATGTTCGCCCGGTCGTCACGGAGGTCGTAACTGGCACGCATCAAGTCCGCATAGTCGACCACCACCATATCCGGGATCATGCCATTCGCTTTCATGCTATTGAGCATACGATCCAAATCTGCAGGCGACATGCTTCCTGACGGGCGCTCAACCACCCAGAGATTCCCCACCCCTTTCGTCGCGCCAATCTCCGCGAGTTTCCGGTGAACGTCGTCACGCTGCTCTACCAGCTTTGACATCTCCGTTTCAGACAGCCGAGCATCGAAGCGATCGGAGAGAATCGAGGTATGCACTTCGAGAGAAAGATACAAAACGTTGTAGCCGGCCAGCGTTGCGTTAATGGAGAACTCCCCCATCGCTGTCGATTTACCTGATTTCGCAAAACCCATGAAGAGCACCATCTCACGTTTCGCCCACCCTTTTTGATAGAGCATACGATCCAGCAGCGGCAGGCCAGTGGTGATGCTGTTCGGTACGTAATCATCTGAGGCTTCATATTCACGAGCCTTGTAACGTTCCGCTGCAGAGGCGAAATAGTCATAAATGCCCGTCGCTTCGTTAGAACCGATCTGCTGCACTTTGGCCATGATGGCCATCGCTCCCTGGAAGTCGCCCTTCTCCTTCATCTCGGCCGCTTTAATCAACGCATCGTCGAACGCTACACTTTTAGCGAACGTCGCGACCTGGTCGACCATGTAAGCCGTATCAGAGAGTTTTTCCGAGAGCACCCGCTTAAACGCCGCCACAACGTCCGGGAACATCTCTTCTCTGATCGTCTTATCGCGTTTAGCACGCTTCAACATATCGAGGATGGCCGCCGATGAAGGCGCGCTCTTATACATTCTGAAATAGCCCGATACCATGTTCACCAGTATGGCGTTCGCCGCATTGGAGAATTGGTTGGGGGCAACCAGATCGCCGGCACGAGTCAGAAACTCATGATCGCGGCAAAAATACGCCGCCAGACGATTCTGGAAGTCGTCGTCGAACTCTTCAGACAACCCTCGTCCCGTGTGGCAAAGTTCGGTCATGTGTTTGATATCCTTTGGTGCTTAAACAAGTTGTTTTCTAATCGTAAAAATATGGAGCAGGCAATCAACACAGTCGCCGTGCTTCTTCCAGTTCTTCCGGGTAATGGGCATAGATAACGCGCTCAGGCACCAGCTCCATCAACCAGACAGCAGAGAAGATGGTGCGGATACGCTTATCTCGGGTGATGTGCTTCAAACGCTCAAGAACCCATTCAAAGTAACGTTCCTGAATTGGGTCATGCTGCATGTCTCCTAAGTGCTTAAAACTCACTACAGAGTCATCCAGACGCGTTCCCGCACGATTGGCGAGTTTGCTTTCGAAGATCTCAATCAGTTCTGGCTGCCAAAGATGCTGAGGGCGAGGTAAATTGTCCCAGAGCCGGCGTGCAGCTGCAGAAAGAACAGTTGATATAAAATAGTCATAAGAACAGCAATACCGATCTGCAAACTGGCGAGCTTTCCAGAGAGAGGTTTTGTTCACCGCCGAAAGCTCTTGGTAAGGCAGGCGTTTCAGACCAGTGCTGAATGGCGCCGTCTCGAAATGCTCGCGGCCATGAGACAGCATGATCTGTGAGTATGCGCGCTTATAGGCTTCGGTGAACAGACAGGTTGCCATCAGCGGGTGCATGTCGCGATAGTCAAACCACTTTGTATCAAAGAGCTCAGCCTCCCCCTGGCATCGTGAAAGACCGATGTTTTCCGCAACCCACTTGTCCATGGCGACCGTGTCCCACCCTGTCATGAAGTCGTACTGGCCGTTGTTTATGGTGTCAAAAAAGATCTGGCTCATGCTCCCACCGATAGGTAACTACTTACTTACTATTTGGCAGATCATAGCGACTGGAAAGCAGTTTGGAAAGAGGAATCAGAAGGGTGTGTTCTGGAGTGTTCTTGTATCAAAGACCTGCTTCTGTAGAAATATAATAGATAAGTTAGTATTTATATACAGAAGCAGGTTTATCGTTTTTGCATTCATTTCTGAATGACATTTTTTGCTACTTCTTCCAGACCTCGTTTCCCCAGTTTATTAATCTCATTTTGAATAATTTCAGTTATCATCATTGTTTTCTGCGGTTCTGACAAATCGGTTCGCTTTGTTATAGCATTTATTAAATTGCTAATTTCCTCATCCATAGCAGTTCCATTATAAACATCAATAATAGTATTTGTATGAAATATTAAAATCCCCAGAATAAAACAACCAATATAATGAACGTTATCAACTTCAAACAGATGTGCTTTGAAATATTCTTTTAAAGTATAGAGGCATGTATATAAAATATAACCTAAAAAGATTCCAAACACTGTACGCATCGGATGTTTTAGCAAAAGAATATCTAAACATTGGCCTAAACGTTTAGAGATGACATCAAAATTAAGCATTTTGCCACCCCTTTACAGTATCATCTGCGCTTACATTTTTTTCTTTCTCTGGGTTGAGAACTTTTCTTCTACCATCTCCGCTATCATTAGAATCAAATTTATCTGTATTTTCTCTTATAAATTTTACCAATTGAATTGCCTCTGGTGCATTTCTTCCAAAATAACCTTTGGCAACACGATAGGTTATGACTCTATCTTTCATCTCAATAAGTACTAATGGTATTAAACCAATAAGAACAGACCAAATTGGAATTCCAAAGAAAAATACCGTTAATGCACTAGCAATGACAATGACAACAGACAATGTTTTTGCTTTCAATAACTTACTTTTTTCATTTAATAAAAACAAATTCACTACAGTTTCATTTTTATTTTTCTTTTCAGCTTCTTCCTTTTTTTTTATATCGCGCTCTATAAGCGCGATCATCTCCAGTTCCTCTAACGTTTTATTAACGTGACGTATATTTTTAAAGTCAACATTATATTCAACCAGTTTTTTTGCAATAGCACTTGATATTGCTGTGTTATAAATTTTCCCTGTTAATGCGTCAGTAGTAACGCTTGAAAAAGCGCCTATATTTTTCTTTATAGTGTACTTAATTAAGAACTCTCTCTCTCTTTCGAGATCTTTTATTTTGGTTTCAATATCTTTCCTTCTTGCTCCTTTGGTAAAAATATCGGAAACTTTCTCAACCACTGTTTCCACATCGGAAACCAGTTTTTCTATGAAATTTGCGATAAGGGTTAATAATGGATTCATTGGTAATGTCCTTTGAGATCTTTAACATTCTATTTGCATTACAATAAATGGGGGCGACAGCACCCTCTTATATTACCCTTTCTTCATTAATTCGCGCTTTATTTCGTCAGTACGCATCGTCACATCGGCTGCGGTGATCGCCTCGTTCATCTTTACGATGTCCTCTATTTCCTGCGGGGACTTCTCTGCCAGATGGAAAATGGCTGCACGTATCACATCAGAACGGGTGAACTTCTCGAAGCGAGGAATGAACTTCATCATCTCCAGTAATTCGAAATACTCGTCTTCTAGCGACATTGTGCGGCTTTTGATTTTCTCTTTGCCACGTGTTGGACGGCCTTGTGGACGGACAGGCTGGCGCATCGGTGTGCTGCTTTTAGGCGCGGCAGCTTCCGCAGCCGGACGTTTTGCCAGATCACCCATTTTCATGGACATTATTCACCCTCCAAGGTCATTACGTATTCTACTAATGCTTCAATCTCGGCCTCAGCCTTTTTGTCGCGTTCGGCTCCGGTCATCTCAAAGATGGAACGACCCGCCTCTTCGGCATCGTCATAGACGTTGCGGTTGTAAAGATTCACCGGTACCGCCTCGATGCCAAAGGTTTCGACAATTTCTTTTGCAGCGATAATGCGCGCAGCCTGGGAAGGCAGAGACGGGCACTGGTTCATTACAGCACGGATTTTGATTTGGTCATTCACGCTGCTAACGCTGTCGACGATGGGGTCGATGTCACGTAAGGATTTCAGATCGCGGCGTTTCGGGCGAAGCGGGATAAGGATCACGTTGGCCATCAGCATAGCCTGGCGCTGAATTTCGGAGTCGAAACCACCAGCGTCAACGACGACGTAATCGAAACGGCCGCGAAGCGAAGTGATGTGTTTGATGATGTCATCCTGGACATAGGCGAACGGGATCAGCTCCAGTTCTTCATTATGCCGGCGGTCTTCGCACCATCCTGTCGTGGTGCGCTGGATATCGATATCAGTGATCTGGACTTTCTTTTTCTTTTTGATTTTCAGACAGGCTGCAATTTGCTGAGCAACCGTCGATTTGCCTGGGCCACCCTTGGTGCCGCCCACCACAATGATCTGAGTCATTCGTGATATCCCTACGTGTGATTTATCGTCGTATGAAACAACTTGTTTTCTTATATGCGATATAGCCTAAATGCCTACGGCTTCGGTGTAAAGGTTAAATGGTAGGTAGTTCATATCGAGTGTATAAAATCGCCTTGCGCCTGCATTGACGCCTCTACATTCACAGGTTAGTATTTCACCAGGTGGTGATGGTCACCTGGCGCCTGTCTCGCAAAGCAATAGCCCATCATTCTGCAGTACCCAACACTTGGCCGCCATCATTATGACGCTGCCCGGTTAACAGGCTATCGGTATGCGTCTAATGTGTGGAAACATAGCCATGTCTAACTACTCTGGTTTAAACATTCTCAAAAGCAATGCTAAAGAATTAGCTAAAAAAAAAGGGATTAAGCTAACGGAAGCTCTTGAAGCCATCGCTATCGATGCAGCGTTTTCGAACTACCATGAACTTTCATCTGTGGCGAAGCGATTTCCATTAGAACCTAGGTTAATGAAGGCCGCTTTTGGTGAGACGCACTTCGAAAACGTCATTTTTTCGAGTGATGTTTACGTTCAATTTGAGATGGCTGTTGACGAACTTTTATCCGATGCGGTTGCTTCAACAAATGCTAATGGTTTTGCAGTATATGACCTCGAGCCAACTGAAGTTCAGTATGACGAGGAAAAGGGACTGTTGAACATGACTGTGGCGTTCAGTTATGAAGGTGAGCAAATGCCAGACCATTTTTTCTCCGGTATATCATTCTTCTTAACAGCAAATGTTCCTCTTATTTATCGTGATAATAATTGGCTAATCGCTGAAGAAGGTATCGAAATAATATCTTCAGACTCAAATGCAGATCCTGACAGCGACTGGTACGACCTTACAGATAGCTGATAAAAAATGCGCTTTGGTGTTAACCAAAGCGCCTTCTACCTGATATTGATAGTAATGCAATCACCAATTACACAACCGCTCACCGAGCGTGTTGTGGATCAGGATTTCTCTCTCAGTTTCTTCTGTCAGGGCGTCGTCCTTGCTGATGTAGATAGGGTTAGCCCCATCGCAGAATTGTACGCCCACGGTCTGAGGTTTAATCACGCATCCACTTATCGCGAAGCTCGCGATGAACGGCAGAAGCATCCTTAGTCCTGACTTCATTAATCGTCTCATTTTTCACATCCACTGTGCCTTGAAGCCGTTTGTTGTTTTCTCTCTGCGCCTTTTCTTCCATGGCCCGCCGGGCAGCGCGTCCACCCCAGGTGTACGCCCCAACGAGCACAAAGAAGACGGCAGCCAAAGTCATGATGGTCGATTTGACCTTTGAAAGCAGGCTGCCGTTCATGGTTACACCACTCCTGCCTGATGCTTACGAACTTGCGACCAGGCAATAAAGCCGGCTACAACAATGGTCGCAATACCGAAGATAATGCGAACGGTATCCCCGCTGGTGATATGTCCCTGGGCCTTATCCATCGCAACGGAGATCTGCGGCATTACGTCCGCCAGCTGCGCAATACCGATACCTGCAGTCACCGTTGCGCCGGCTGTTTCTTTCGTGACGGGTACGGCTTTCACTGAAGTTACCGGTTTAACGACGCCGGCGCGACGCATACCTTCGTCAATAACTTCGGCCGAATACCAGCTATTGAGTGTTTTCAACGGGCCACGACCGTTCTCATGACGAATGATCGCCTCCACCAGCGGCCGCATAGTATTGTAATCATGCAGATCGATGATCATGTCCGGCGTCACGCCTACGGCTTTAGATACCTCATTGATATAGGCGGCCGTGTTGTTTTCATGTGGCGGCGCCCAACGCTCGATGACTTCGCGGATCGTATCGATGCTGGAACCGTCTTTTGCGCGGCGCTTATCATGGTAGGTGATGAGCGTTACTGTCAGTGCTCGAATCCCCCATACGGGGTCTTTAAAAGTGCAGAACCGCGGTTCCGCCGGGTTGTTTACTAACCCTTGCCACGGCGACCCCTTATCCAGGTTACCAGGGTTATTGTTACGAATGCCTCTTGGAGTACTCATCCTTGTTCTCCTGTTATTGCAGTCCATTTTTCACGCCATAAGCGGCCAAACCCAAAAGCAGCACGGTGATCAGGAACGAGGTAATCTTGGAAATAATGCCTCCAAAGAACCCGCTTGAAATCGTGTCGAGCCGATTAAGAAGTTTGTCCAGGTTGGAATGCTGAATGCTATGTTGCGCCGGAGTCATATCACCAAAGTAGGTTCGCAGCTGATCGTTGACCTCCTGGCCAATATCATCGCGAAGCTCCTTACTTAATTTTCCTACGACTTCGCGCGCAACAATGGCGGCAATACGTTCCACCTGCTCTGGCGTCACGCCTGCCATCTCGTTTGACATGTCTTCCTCCATGAATAAGTCAAATCGGATGGCAGATTTATATCATAAATTAGAAACTTATTGTAGGTAAGTACTTACATACAAATTGGATTAATTTAATTGCTCACTACTCATGGCCACGCCTGTATCGAAGGTATTCTGGTTTGTATTTATGGCGTCGCCCCCTTCTGATGAGTTAATTTTATTCTCCAGCGCTTCAACTCGTTTAATCAGGACCTTCACCGCCGCCAGCGTGTCCATCATTATCACGTTGTTGTCGAGCTGAAGGCGTTCACTGTTAACCTGCTTATTACCATCCAGGTACGAAATATTAACGTGTTTCACGTATTGCTCGTCTACTTCCTCGGCCTGCTGCGCGATGATCCCCCGGCGGACGCGGTTCTGTTCGTCGTCGTTATAGACGAACGTCACCAGCTCCAGCGCCTTTATGCGGTCTACTGACTGCTGCCCATCAGTAGGCGTGATATCGTGCTTCAGGCGAGCGTCAGACGTCCCCAGAAACTGCACGCTACCGCGCTGGCTTCCGTAGATATTGCCGTCGGCCAGGAATTGCCAATACTGTATTGGTTGCGAAAATCCACCAACAGAAAGAATTAGTCGGTGGTTTGTCCCTACCTGCTCTTCGAACCACATAGCCGCCTGTCCGCCATCAACGTTGCCATCACTACCGCGCGTATTAAATCTTGACGTAAAACGTGGCGCTTGTAACACGGTGCCATTTGCTATGTTTCCAGGGTCAGTGTTTAATCTGGCAATGAAGGCTTGCCCGTACAGATCGCCGTACTGCGTAGCAATGCCATAAACCCCGAGACCGCCACGGACTCGCAGCCCCGGATAAACCGCTAAAGCCCCGTCTTCGGTGATAATTCGATGCGTATAATCTGCAGAGCTACCTTTGTGGTGAAAATCAATATACGGCGTAGTGTCGCTGCTAATTTCAAGGTTGCCGGCGTCGATGGCAGTGAACTGTGTATTGCTATTCTTCCTGAGAATTTGCCCTGCAGCCGTTATAGTGGCACTGAAAGTAACACCCTTACTGAATATCTGCGTCTGTGTGAACGTGTTTGCTGCGCTCGTCTTCGCTGAATCTTTCAGTGAGTTCCTGAGTTCCGCGAGGTCAGATGCTCTCGCCATCCCAGATACAGCAGGAACAGTCACAGACGTACCTGTTATAGGGTCTGTCATCGTAATGTCGCCGCTTCCGGTCAGGGCTGTAGACCATCCTTGGACAACGTTACGCCAAAGAGTAAATGCGCTGGCAAGCTGATTCGCAAAAGACGATGTGCTGGCAGTTTCTGACGTAATAATTCCATATTTCGCACCAGAAAAAGCAGTTGTTATGTTTCTCGTCAGGGCCAGTTGAGTGTCATTATTTACTGATTTGATGGCATACAGATCAGCACTTCCATTGCGATAAATGACTAAAATTGAACCCTCTTGAATACCAAGTGCGGGCTCCGACCACTTTGTTGAAATACCAGTAACCTTTGCCTGGTTTGCTGCACCCGTTACGGTGCCAACTTCATACATTGCCATAATTACATTCCTTGTAATTTTAATGAGCGGCTCTCAAAGAGCCGCCTGAAACTTAAGCCAGAGAGATGGAGCCAGTAGTTCTGTACATCGAGACAACCCCTGTAAACCGGAACTGACCGCTATCGCCACGGTTCGGCCACTGAATGGTAATCTGGTGACGTTGACCGAAGTTTGACGCCGGGATACGGATTGAGAAGATTGATGTTTCAAAGTCCTTACCATCGTTTCCAGAGTCAAAAGTCCAAACGGTCGTTTCATCAACGCGAATTGTTACGTTCTGACGCCATACCTGAACAATCGCAACGGAACCATTGAACACCATACGCCGTTCAAAGGGCATACCGTCAATCGTTGCAATCAGGTAGCGCGTGCCGGATGAGGTATTCCCGGAAGCTGGCCAGTTTTTAACAACACGGTCGGTCATTGTCACAACGTCACCAACAATTTTATTGGCCTGAACAGTGCCAAGCACAGTGCAGTTCTCGTTAATAGTCACGTTATTAAGCACACCAGTATTAGCGTGAACTTCACCACGAATAACTACGTTGTTGAACTGTGAACTACCGTCTTTTCCAATTCTCCAGCCATTTGAACCATTAACGAAATTGTCAGAACGGATTTCGCCTCCAATTTTCGCATTGGTGATCGAGCCATCTTTAATGACAGCGGCATTAATATACGCAACGCCATTTTCGATAACGAAAGGTGTAGTCGTATTCCCGTTAGAGGTGTTGATTAAGCCGAAGCGATCAGCCTGAACCAGAAACTGGCTCTGCAAATTTTTGCCATCGATACCTAAAGCAATACCAGCAGCATATTTTTTACCATTGCTGTTGGTTTCCATTTTGACCATCCAGGTACTGTTAACGTTGCCGTTTTCGACAACCGTTTTCTTCAGCTCCTGAAGCTCGGCTGACTGGCCTCCTACCTGAGCTGTCAAATTCGTCTGCTGCTGAGACAGTGCGCTTATCGTTGTGGCCTGGGTCTGCTGAGTTGACTTAATTGCCGCCAGAGAGGTGGTGGCGTTATTCAACTCCGTCTGGTTTTTGATGTTTGCCGATGCCTGCGCGTCAATTTGCGATTGCAAACTGGTGTTCAGCGACGACTGCGTTTTCTCGTTGTTGGTAATGGTCTGTGCCATCTGATCAACCTTCGAAGACGCATCATTCACCTGGGACGTCAAAGAGGACAGCTGAGACGCTTGGGATGTTACCTGCCCTTCCACATTGGTAACACGTGAGGTAAGGCTGGTGAGAGCGGATGCGTTCGCATTAGCCGAATCCTGTGCCTCTTTTGCGTCCGTGATATCGGTGACAACTACATCATCGATATACAGATCATACCCCGGCGTACCGGCGCCAGTTGATCCGCGGGTAGAAATCCAGAACACGCCGCGAGTGTGACCAGTCGCTACACGGAGCGTGCCGGTGAATTTCTTCCAGGTCCCTCTGCCCCCCAACGAACCTTCAGTGATGGTGATCGCCGACGGCCAGTTGTTATTGTTGGCAGCGTTTTGGGTCTGCAAACCAACGATTGTTGACCACCCGGATGATGGCGACTGATCTGCCGGCATCATCGCCCAGAGTTCAATGCGGAATACCGCATTTTCTCGCAGAGCAATCCACTTACCAATGGATTTATCGCTGTTTCCGCCCTCACCGGCGCCGCGGGAAACACGCAACGACTTCGTTCCGCTTCGTTTCTGAGAGCTGACGACGACCGCACGCGAGCCGCTGATCTGCTGGTTTTCGGAGTACGTCTCCAGAGAACCATCAAACCACGGGTTACTACCCATTGCCTGAACAGTGCTCAAAGAGTTTTTGAGCGAAGTTGTCTGGCTGCTCTGGGTTTCAATTTCTTTCTCGTTCTGCGTGACGCGATTCGTTAATGCCGTTAACGCAGCCGCATCAGCTTTCTTCGAAACATTTGTGTTTGTGGTCGCAAGGTCATTCTTAAGTTGCGTAACTTGGCTGCCCTGGCTGGTGATATCATTCTCTGTTTTGGTCACACGACTATCGAGTTTAGTGATCGCGCTCGAGTTCGCCTGAGTTTCAACAGAGTCGGTCACATCGACGACATAAAAATCATCAAAGTACATCGCGCCTGCGGACAAGAAAGCAGTGAACTGAACGTCAGCAATGACATCCTTTGTCGCCTTCCATGTCCATGACACCTCCTGCCAGTTCGAAGTGAACGGGCCATAAGCCTTACTTGCGATCAGGCCTGTACCGTCCGCCACACGGAATTTTGTGTTGTCGGTCGACTGAATGGTGGTATTAGGGTCCTGCTTTGCCCAAATTCCAATTTTGTACGACCGATCTTTCTTGAAGGAGATCTTCTGGCCAACGCCTGCAGAACCACCCGCTGCTAGTTTGGCGGCTTTGGTGCCAAGATGTGGAACCTGAAGCGTTGCCACCGTGGCAATACCGCTCCAACCAGTGTAGCCCTCCGTACCACGCTCAAAAGACGGGTTTACGATCAGGTTACCGGGGATCTGGCTTGCTGCATCCACGCTGGCGTTACTGGACGCAAGGCTGTTTTCCAGCGCTGTTGTCGAGGAGCTCAGGGAGTCAATATTATCCCCCTGGGTCTTCACTGTGTTCTGGAGCGTGGTAATTGCAGATGCGTTCGCATCAGCCTTCATCATTACACCGCCAGCGGCGCCAAGCCCCATCATTACCCCGTTCACAAACTCGACTGAGGTCGAAATGTGAGCGGTGCCGTCGCCGCCGGTTGGCGCACGCAGTTCCAGACCATCGCCAGGCTTCATGCCTTTGCGGCCAAGGAGGATATAGGCTCCACGATACGGCAGAGAGTTGACGACTTCGGATGTGCCACCAAGAGATTCCAGGGCAGACAATACCTTACCTCGGTTGCCAGTTGGCTCATCGAATGTCAGGACGCAAACGTAAGTGCCACTGGCCAACGCCTCGATATCAGCCGACATCGTGGCACCATTATTCGCGCTGCCAAAAACATCGTATGTTTTGGAGGTCGCAATCACCGTTGATCCGTCGCTGTGTTTTGTAAAAGTGACCAGCGCCCAGCTGCGGCCAGGGGTAAACAGGTTCTTGCCGCTTTCATCAAAAATCCCAGGAGTTACGCTGTTGCCATTCCCCCGTGCAGTGACAGTAAACACAGTGCGACGGTTCATCGAGGCCTGCAGGCTGGTAATGCTACTGTTCGCCGCGGTTAAATCGCCCCCCTGAGATGTCACCGTGTTCCGGAGATCCTGCAATGCAGAAGCATCAGCCTTCTTGGCAATGTTGTTCTGAGCTGTCGATAGCCCGTTTTCCAACGATGTGGTGCGATTTCCGATAGAGCTAATGGAAGTGCCTTGCTGATTCACTTTCGTTGTCAGCGAATCCACAGCCGACGCACTGGCGCTATCAGACGGAGACTCGTTCCAGTCGGAAACAACGTTACCTACCTCAAACTTCGGACTGTTGATGTACACCGTCTGGTCTTTGGAGGTATTGCTCTCGATACGGCACAGAATCAGGCGCTTGGTGCCCGTGGTAGGTGTCTGTTTCCACTTAACCCAATAGCGGGCCCATGAAGTGGTCAGCGTGAACTGCGCACGACCATCACTGTTGTTGCCTTTCGCACCCTGGCTGGTCTCGATGGACGTTGTGGTGTTCGGATTGTAGAAGAACGCCGTCATCGTCTGGCCAGCAACGCCGCCTTTCGCATAGAAGCTGTAAACGTACTCCCCTGCATCGACCGGCGACTCAAGCATGATTTCCCGCAAATCCCTGTAACCGGAGCCGGCTTTTACAGTTGCGCCAATTACCGCGTTACCACGATACGTATCGCTGACAACGTTCGACCAGCCGGTCATATCGCCGGAGTTCTTGATCAGGTTTGTACCGCCGACAGAAATTGCATCAACCTTGTTGTTCAGATTCGTGACAGAAGAACTCGTTGAGTTAATGTCTTTTTCGGTCTGGGTAACACGGTTGGTCAGTGCCGTCAGAGCATTTGCGTCCGCTTTTTGAGCAACGTTTGCATTTGTTGTTCTCAAATTGTTCTCAAGATTGGTAGTGCGTGTACCAATACTTAAGATGTTCTCCCCCTGCTGATTTACCGTAGAGGTCAGCGAATCAACCGCTTTCGCCGTGGCGTCGAGGGAATCCTGGACTTTGGAGGAGTCGGTTACGTTCCGCAGATGCCAGTCAGTCACATACCAGACGGTGCCGAATGGGCTGGACTGGTTAATTTGCAGGAATGGACGGAAGAAGCCGC